TCCTTCTGGGCATCTCTGAAGTACTTAACGAGACGCTGTCCAGAGTACGCCTCGTCCTTCTTACCCTCCTTCATGAGCACACCATATGTGTGCTCAAGGAATAGCTTAATAGTTACATTAACTACATAATCCATATTAATTCCTCCTTCCCTTTATTATGGATCATTTATAGTTACTTAATTGATGAGACTACTTCACCTCCTTTCTATTAAGAAGAGCCTTTGCATAGAGCTCTCCTCTATTATCCGCATTGAACTTGGCAATGTCAGTATTGGTCATCTCTACATGACCAATAAGCATACCTGATGCATAGATAGCTGCAGTATATGTTGCGTTAACGGTTACGTTTGAGTTAGTGATTGTCTTCATAGTGATTCCTCCTTGCCTTTGTGGCATATAAAAATAATTAATTAGTTTAGTTTATCGACTTTTCGGTCACTATATGAAGTCCTATGTCGTTACGACGAACTGCATAAGACTTATTTTTATTTAAGATCCTCTGCCAAAAAAGAATTCTTTCGAATTCTCCATAATGGGGTTGGGTCTCAAACTAAAGAAGCATTGCAAATATATAAAGGTGGTTCCACCCAAAAATATATATAGTATTTTATTAAAGGAGCGAAATGTAGCTTGACGCTACACTTTAATAGTTGTGCAAGTGCAGAGCGTCTTTGAGACGGAAATAAATAAAAAATAAAAAGTCTGTGCACAAATGCACAGTAATATTTAATATTCTTACGGGGGAATAGTTTATAGACGATGCTCCTAAAGGAGCCTCTGATAATTAAACTATAAGGGGGAAGGGGGTGGGGTAGAATATTAGGAAGTTTCATAAATTTTTGGGCTTCGCCCAAAAAAATATATATATAAAAAATTAGCCTATAACTGCGAAATTAAAATATATATAAATATATTCTTAGAGAATTTAGCATGGTAGCTTTTTTTATTTTAATGTTGTACTATAATAAAATATAATTGCTTTTTATATTTTTGCTTTAATTAATTTATATTTAAAAGGAGGTTTAGTATGAGTAAAAAGAATTTTACTGATATACAAGAAGTTGCTCAGATGGTTTTTGATCTTGCTCATGGGAAAAAGAAAATGGATTTACTTAGAGCTTACTCGTATGTACATACTAAATACAAAATAAATTTTACTTATGATGAGATTAAAGACTATTTGTTTCATAACAAACTTGAAAGAACTGTAGATTAATTTAAATAAACTTAAAATAAATATTGTAATACTTAATAATATTTATTATAATAACTTTAGGATGTATTTTTATTTCTCCCTCGCTGTTTAATACATCTTTTACACCCTTTATATTATTTTATTAAACGTACTGCTAAGACTTGCTCTTTAGGATTTATATTTAGTCTTAGCAGTACAAAAAACCGATACAATTAATTCCGATAAATCAGTCATTAAAATTTTCATGTTTAGTGTTGGCTGATCTCCTCTCTAGAATGGATAGGTCAAGAAGGGACACTTGACCTATCTTTTTTATATAATTTTATATTTGTTTATTCTTATCCCAACTAATATATCTGCTATAAAAGGTAAACTTGATTATTTTTACTTTATTGAGTATAATCAAATAAAAGTAAAAATAGATTACACTTTATGTATTATGAATAGACAATTAAACTAAACTTACTAATACAGACAAGGAGATATTAAAATGAAAACCAGTCCAATAATAATAAATGAAATTAGACGATTATCTCAAGAAGAGGGATTGAAAGATGCTGAAATTGCAGAGATCATTAAATACAACAGAGTAAGCGTCCAGAAAATTAGGAAAGAAAATAACATCCCTGTATATAATAAAGATGTTAGAAAAGACAAGGCTGTTGTTTGCCCTAATTGTAATTCTACTTATTATATAAGAAGAAACGAACAACCTAAAATTTGTTGTCCTGCTTGTGAGCTTACTTTAAATAGTAATCAATAACATAGAGGTGATTTTATGTTTGGCGGTCTTGGATTAGATAGAGCTACTGCTCAATATATTATTAATGTAATTTTACAAGACAGAGATGTTAAAGCAGAACTTGCTAAACAAATAAGAATAGAAACTGAAACTCATAAGAATAAATATTCTCAATATAATAGAGCTACCTTTGATTCTCTTACATCAGGTAGCGTTAATCTACAAGCTAGGATGGCTCAATCTGGATACGATGTATATGGAAGAACTATACTAAGCGGTCATACTGATACTTCCAATAATAACATTTATAAAAAAATGAAGAATAAAATAAGATATGGTAAAAGACCTGAAAACGGATATGATAACAGAGGTGGATTTACCATAGGCTAAAGGAGGTATTAGTTATGGGATTGAACCCAAAACAAATTGGTAGTCGTTTAGATAATATTATAAAAAATAGAGTTGCAACATCAGCTGAAAGACAAGGCGAAAGAGAAGCAGCAAAAAAAATTAATCGAGTAGAAAAAGCTGAAGCTAGAGCTGCTAAAGCTGAACGAAATGCTCAAAGAGAAAGAGATACTCTAGATGCTTATGTTGCTCAAAAGAATGGCTTTGACGACGTAGAACAAATGAAAAGAACAGATCCCGATCTTTATGAATCTGAAATGACTAAACTTAAAAATAATACTGAAACTTCCGAAGAAGTTAAGAAAGCAGGCTCTGGTCTTGGTAAGCCAACTGTTGGTGGTGCTGCAATAGGTGCAATTAGTGGTGCTGGTATTGGTGGAGTTACTGGACTTGCTACTGGTGCTGATGAAGATGATATGAAATCAATGATTGTTATGGGTGCATTAGCAGGCGGTACTGCTGGAGCAATTACTGGTGGAGTTTCTAAAGCTATTAGAAATAATAAAGCAACTGGAAATTTTTTTAAAGATTCTAATGCTTTAGACGCAGCTGCTGACGTAGCTACTGGTAAAGCTAATCATGCAATTAAAGGTGGAGCTAAAGGAATATTTGGTAAAGTTGGAGCAACAACACAAGATTTTGCCGACAAGATAGATAATGTTGGAGAAAATATTTCTAATAAATTAATGAAAAATAAAAATAATAAATTAAAAGATGAAATTTTTGAAGGATTACAAAAACAAGGTTTTGATACAAGAGACGCTTTAGAATTAACAGATGGCGTATATGGAGATTCTAAAGTTTTGCCGAAGTTAGAAGCATATAGTAAAACAGCTAATACCATCGGTGGTGCAGCTCAAGGAGCTATTATAGGTTCTACATCTGGAGCAGTTATCGGAGGTATATCTGGTGCTGTAGATGAAGATGATACAGCTCTTAGTGGAGCATTAAGAGGTGGTTTTATAGGCGGAACTTTAGGCGGTATTGGCGGAGGAGCCAGTGGATATTTTAATAAAAGTGGTAGAGTTCTTTCCAATACTACTAATAATTTAAAAAGTCTTATAGGAGGTAATTAATATGAAAAATCTTAAAATTGGAAAAGCATTACATAATCTAAATGCTGCTGCTGATAAAAAAATGGCTGATATTTCGATGCGAGCTGACGTTGCTATGAATAATCTTACTTATACTCCTCTTTCAGCAGTTGGTGTATCTTCTAATACTGCATCTAAATTAGCATCAGGATCGAATGGTTCTTTAATGGGAGGCATACATGGAGCAGCTATTGGTGCTGCTACTGGTGGTGTTATCGGAGCTATTGATAATGACGAGACAGTATTAGATGGAATGTCTAAAGGTGCTGCAATAGGAATTGCTGCAGGAAGTTTAGGCGGTGCTGTATCTGGTTATGCTCATGATAGTAGTTATCTTTTTGGTAATCTTAGAGAAGATTTAGCAGTAGCTAAGAAAATTGCTTCAAAAGGAATGCCTGAAAAATAATAATTAAACTAAAAAGGAAGAATACAAATGGCTAATATAAGTGCTATAACAACAAAACAAATGGATTTTAATAATAATAATTCTTTACCAGATGCAGCAGATAAATCTGGTGAAGAATTATTAGCTGCTATGTGGGGTCTAGATAAAAATAAGACTAAACAAGTTAGTAATATAGGAAGATTATATTATTCTAAACATGGAATGTTTTCTTCTGCACCTATACTATGCAGAGGAAAAGATTGTATGTATAAAGATGTTTGTATGGTTGATCCTAATGAAAGAACTGTTGGTGTAAGATGTCCTATGGAAATAGCAGCTATAATAACTAGATTTAACCAATGGTGTCAACATTTCAATATAAATATAGATGGAGAATATATAGAACCTAAAGATTTAGTAGATGCTTCTCTTATAAAAGATCTAGTTAATATTGAAATACAAACATTAAGAGCTGAGAATAAACTTGCTATATCTGGTGACTTTATGGGTGAAACTTTAATAGAAATAGATAGGAAATGTACAGCTTACTATGGTTCTGTAATTACTCCTGAAGCTGAATATCTATTAACTCTTCAAGATAAGAAGATGAAAATACTTAATCAATTAAATGCTACTCGTAAAGATAAGGCAGCGGATAAGCGTAGAGAAACTGCTTCTGATGAAGCTGTTCGTATATTCCAGCAAATGCAAGAATTACAAAGAGAACAGAGTAAGTCTAAGTTTGATATTATGGATGTAGACTTTGATGAAAAAGGAGAAGTTATAATAGTAGAAGATAATCCTTCTCCTTCTACGACAGAAGAAGACAATTCTACTTCTGATAATAATATAGAAGAAAACAATAAAGAAGAAAAAGAGACTACTAATATAACAGACTCTAATAATATTAATGAAGTAATAGATAATTTTGTTTTAGAACAAGAGTAAGGTGATTTATATGGGTTTACTTTTTGAACCTACAACAAGTAAAGGTATAACTTCTAAACTTGTTCCGTATCAATTAAATAAAACTGGTGTAAAAGTAGGATTTGGGATTGGAGCTGCCGCTGCCATTGGTAAAGAAATGCATACTAATCATAATAGAATGAAAATGGGCCCTATTACATATGAAGGTGGAGCGGCTCGTATGACTCATAATGTTACATCTGGTGCAATAGAAGCCATTAAAGATACTACTACAGATCCTGAAGTTAGAGCTGATATGATAAAACATATTATGAGATCTGATGACGGTGGAATCTTAAGCAATATAGATGAAATGGGTGTAGATCCTGAATTTGTTTCTGCATTCTATGGAATGGGGTGATTAAATGGGCGCTATCGATACTACTAAAACTGTAGGTGGTAAAATAGGAAGTAAATTAGGTGGAGCTGCAATCGTAGGTGGATTCGTTGGAGACGTATTGAACGTTGGAATGACAGCTGGAACTTTTAAAGCTAGTCAAGAAGAAGGCGACCATTTTGCTGTATCTGTAGCTAAAGCTGGAATAGAATTTGGTGTAAACGAAGCTTTTTACGGAGCTATGTTTAACGGTGGATTTATAAAAGGTATCGGCGGAGTATTAGCAATGTCAGGTGTATCTGCTGCTGCTAACCTTGAAGCTAAACGAATGGAAAATAGCGCACAGATTATTGGACAAGCAAGTAAAAATGCTTCTGGTATAGGATCAGGTTACTTTGATATGACACAGACAGGTTATACTATGAGACAGCGTTCATTAAATGCAATTAGATCTAATGGTGCTAATATTAATTCAGCATTTGGTAATGAAGCAAGAAATTATTATTTGGGAATATAAGAAGGTAATTAATATGGTTTCAATATATAATTATTTGAAAGATGTTTATGGTGATAATGTTGCTCCAATGAATTTATCAGAAATTAACCGCTATCGTAATATGAAACAAGAACGATATGACAAGTTAAATTTAGATGAAAATAATATAGATCAAACTTATAAAAATATAGTACGTGCCAAATACGAAAATAGTCTTATTGCTAAACAAAATGGTGCATATAAAATTTTAAGATCAGACAATTATAACTTAAGCATGTTACATGTTGAGAACGGAGAAGCTGTAAATGCATCTTTTAATGCCCTATTGAGTCAACATGATGAAGAGATGTATAAAGCAATGGGTGGCGATACTGGAGCAAATGTATTTATAAATCATGATTCTGCTATATTAAATATGCATGGTACAGAAAAAGGAAAAGTTGCATTTGAACATAATAATAAACCTTATTCTGTTGATGTAAAGGATGTCCTTGATCAATTTTATGAAGATAAAATTATACCAAAAAATGTTAAACAAATATACACACTTTCTTGTTTTGGAGGATTGCAAGAATCTGGAACAACAAGTAACGGCATACCATTTGAATCAGCACATAATGCAAAAACTGAGATTTCATCGTTTGATAATATTGGCTTTATACAAACTGCTAAAGACTTAGAAAATTACAATGAATTATCTAAATTATATTATAATGGAGCTACTAAAGAACAATTCGATAATATGACATTAAAACAAATAAACGGATATAGAAACTCAATAGAAAAGTTATCACATTATGATACTGAAGCTATACCGTTTTTTATAGATAAAGAAAATGGTGATTTCTCAAAAAAATTTAAATCTGAAATGATTTCAAATTTTAAAAAATATGGTGATGATTTTGATAAAGCAACATTAGTTGATACAAAAAAGACAAATGAAAGTTTATTCAAATTAATTGATGTTGGTAAAGCGAAACTAATAGAAGATAGTGATGAACAAATAAAACAGATTGCGAAAAATATTGCAAAGTTTAAGTTATAAATTGGGAATATAATTATGAAGACTGAATATGAAATATATCAAAAAGGACAGGAATATTCTAAACGACAAATAAGAACGGCAAAAATTGATAAAATTCCTGTAGATGTATATTTAAAATATATAAAAGATGGTAATGAATTTCTTGAAACAAGTATGTCACCTATTTCGAATTTCATGGAAATAGGTAATAAAGAAACTAAGTATGCAAATGAAACTTTTAAATTTAGAAACGGAAGTACTTTAGAAAGAACATTAGATTTTTTAAATAAAGGCGAAGGCTTTACGAGGCTTGAAGCCCTCGGATATCATATTCCTGAAAAAGGATATATATCTAACTTTGGTATACAAGTTCATGAACAATCTTATCAGATGTCAGAAGGATCTTCACTTTTAAAAACGGATAGCGTAAAATATGCTAATATGGCATCTTCAAATTATGGTGGCAGACCTGTTATTATAGAAGGAGAAATTCCTTCACAATATGTATTTCAACAACAAAATCAACATGAATTTGCTATTCCAAAAGATTATTATGATCGTATAACTAGTGCAACCATTAAAGATGCCAATACAGGAGATATATTATATACCTATAAAAATGGACAATTAACAAATTTAAAAAAAGAATCAAAAGATACTAATCAAATCGTTAATCAAGTAAAAAATATTCTTACTCCTGCTAATTGGGAAAACGAAGGTAAAAATGAAACTTTAAATAAAGAATATAAAGCATTATTAGATAAATATTTTGGTTCCTATATTGATGGCTTAAATGATCCAAAATATACAGATGCTGCAATATTAAAGTTTGCTACTAAAGATGAAGGATATCAAGCCGCTTTTAATATTTTTAAATCTGGTAAACATGAAGATAGAACATCAGGTAAAAAAAATATTGGTCTTAATCTTATTAAAAATAATGAAAATGTTATATTAGAAATTCATGGTAGTGAAGAAGGTAAAGTAGCATATGGAAATTATACTTATAAAATAAATGAATTAATCCAAAGATTAGAAGATACTGGATTAATTCCAGAAGGAACTAAACAGATATATACAATGTCTTGTTATGGTGGCTTACAAGAAAAAGGATTAACATCGAGCGGTATCCCATTTGAATCATCTCACACATCATTAGAACCTACTATCGGATATAGTAATCATGATATATTTGATGATATTAATGATTCTTTTAAAGAATCTTTTCAAGATAGTGTCGATTTTGATAAAAAACAACTTGAAGACTATACAAGACGTTTAGAAAAAGCAAAAAAAGAATTAAATACATTAAAAAATGAACATCCAGATTGGACTGATTTTATACAATATGAAGAAAGTAATGTAGAATTGTATAAAGAAAGAGTTGATTTTTATAAAAAAGAGCTTACAAAGAGCGAAGAAAGATTACAAGAAAAAATTGATGATATTACAAAATCAAATAATAAAAAATCTACATTAGTTAATTTAACAGAAAGTGGAAACGTAACTGATAAATACAAACAAGATGTATTAGATTCTTTTAAAAAACATGGAGATAATTTTGCTAAAGCAGAATTTATTGCAGAACCAAAAGAAATTGAAAATGCTTTATGGTATTTAATAAGTCAAGATGAACATAAAAATAAATTAAAAGATATAGAGTTTCATGAAGGATTAATAAAAGATTATAAAGAAAATACACAAATCACAAAAAGCGGTATTGCTTATTATGAAAAAGGGTTACAAAAAGCAAAAGAATCTAATAATACAGAAGATATAGAAGAATATACAGAACTTATTGAAGATTATAAAAAAGACATAAAACATTATAAAAAGAAAATTAAAGAATATTCAACGATAGCTTATAAAGATAAATTACAGCTTCAAGAATTCGACGAAAAAGATAGACTATATGGGAAAGATTACAAAGCAAAAAGCAATTTTGTTAGTAATCAAGTAAAATATCTTACTCCGCAAGAAGCTTTTGATAAATATGGTCCAGATGATGATAGATTTTATACATCACAAGGATTGGATCCTAAAGAACAAAGAACTAAAATAAATGAACTTAATTCTAAAAGAAAACCAGTTGTTTCTGATGAAGAAATACTTAAACAACTACATAAAGAAACAGAAGAAGCGGCTGAACAATTTTATAATACAGCAGAAGAAATAAAAAATTCATTAGACAATATCTCTAATCAACTAGAAGATATTAAGTCGGAACCTAAAAAAGAACCTACTATAAAAACAGATACTAATACTGAACAAACTGTAAAAAATACAGTAGAAGAAATAAAACCTAATACTGAAAAATTAGAAAATAAAATAATAACAGAAACAGCTAATAATACTAACAAATTAGAAAATAGAACTATACAAGATACTGCTAAAAAATCATTAAATACTAAAAAATTAGGTATTGCTATAGCTGGAGCTACAATAGCAGTTGCTGGTATAACAGCTATGGCTTCTAGTTCTAAAAAGAAAAAAGATAAAGAAGAATATATAAATAAAACTAATAACATTAATACAAATACTAATAATAGTTATATAGATTACAGTAATGATTTACAATATGCTAATCAAATAACTAGTTACTCACGAGGACATTCTACTTATAGTTTATAAGGAGCTAAAATGGCAGAACAACAATTAATTTCAAGACTAACAGAAGAACAAGCAGATAATATGATTACTCTTTTAACCCCTCTAGATAAACAGTTAGATAAAAGAGTTAAATATGTAATGGAAAAATTTAAAAAATCTAAAGCTCATGCTTTAGAATATATAGTAACCGATAATCCTATTTTATGGGCTAAAGTATATCTTAACTGGGAAGCTAGAGATTATCAGTATCCTATTCTAATAGAAGGAAAGAAATCTAAAAAACTCGTACTTAGATTAGGTCGACGACTTGGTAAATCAGAGTCTATGTGTATATTAATTCTATGGTTTGCATATACTCAATACAATAAAGGACCTAATAATCAGTATGATATTCTTATCGCTACCCCTTATGAAACACAGATCGATTTAATATTTAAGCGATTACATCAATTAGTAGAAACTTCTCCTTTATTAACATCTTTAATTTCTAGAGATGTACATCATAACTTATGTTTTACAATAAATGGAACTACAAGTAGTATTCTTGGATTAACTGCTGGTGCTAATAATAGTTCTGGTGGAGCTAATAGTTCCCGTGGTCAAAGAGCAGATGTACTTATATTAGATGAGTGTGATTACATTGGTTCTAATCAGATAACAAATATCTTAAATATTAGAAACGAAGATCCAGAACGTATTAGACTTATTGCAGCCTCTACTCCTTCTGGTAAACATGAAGAATATTATAAATGGTGTCAAGAAGCTTCTAAAAAATATCATGTTACTGATAGTGATAAAAAGAACAGCACCTTTACTGGATTTAAAGTAACTGAACAAAAAATAGGAGAAGGTAACGGTTGGACCGAAATATATGCTCCTTCTAATGTTAATAAAGAATTGTTAAAAATAAATCCAGATACTCAACAAACTTATCTTGAGGATATACGAGAAGAGTTATCTGAAATGAGATATGCACAAGAAGTTCTTGCTGAATTCGGTGAAGAAGAGCTTGGTGTATATCAAAAACAATTTATTCAATTAGCTATAGACGAAGGTAAACGAATAAATCATAAATATATTACTAAATGGCCAGCAGATAAAAGAGCTTCTTATTTAAAAAAGACTCAAGGACAGAATATTAGACTTCTCGGAATAGATTGGGATAAATATGCTAATGCTACCAATATGGTATGTGTAGAATATGACAGATTCCATCAAGATGAGAATGGTCATGTCGATCCTTGCTTTAAGATATTATTTAGAGAAGAAATAGCTCGTTCTAATTTTACTTATGTCAATGCTATGAATAAAGTAATTGAATTAAACAGAGAGTATAAATTCGACTGGATTGCTATAGATAGAGGGTATGGAGAAACTCAATTAGAGTTATTCCATAAATATGGAGAACAACACCCTGAATCTGGATTAGCAGATAAAGTAGTTGGTTATCAATTCTCACAAAAGATAAAAGTTACTGATCCTTATACTCGTAAAAAAGATGATAAACACATGAAACCTTTCATGGTTAATAACTCTGTTAATCTGTTTGAAAAAAGAAAAGTAATATTAGATCCTTCAGATAAATATGTAATAGACGAATTAGAAGAATATAGAGTACAATCTATAAGTGCTGCAGGTTTACCTACTTATTCAAGTGAGAACGAGCATGCACTAGATGCAATGAATCTAGCGTTACTAATATTTGCTCAAAAATATGATGCATTGCTTAAAAAGGTATATTCTAGTAAAATAGCAATTATAGAAAATGTACTCGATAGAAGAGACTTTGGAGAAAGTCGTGTCATAAAAGAAGAAGAAATGGAAGTAGTACCAGTTAGAGTTGTTAGACATCAAGATGGAACTTCTGGTGTAGTAACAATAGGAACTAGACGAAGAGGAGGAGGATTCTATCCTTCAGAATTTAGTAGGAGTTGGTAAAATGACAACAGATGAATACATATTAAACCAATTAGATAATGATGCTAATGTTATAGGCTATCAACCAACTTTAAACTATGTTAAAGAAAGAACTGCTGTTGGAGAATATATTCCATCTGAGGATGAAGAGAATCCAGATGCAGAAAAGGATACTGTTGAATATAGTAAAACCTTAACTGGATTTTCGGAAAATACTCCTTCAAATGTTTTAGATGATATAGATTTTGTGCTTAATAACTTAGAGCGTTTAAAAAATAAACTTGCAGATCAGTTCAATGCAGATAAAGCTTTTTTAAACAATCCTACTAAAACAAATAGTATATTATCTTCTACACCTGGAGGAGTAGATACTAGTTATGGCAGTCCTATAAATACTACTCCTAGACCATCTGGTAACTACAATCCTTATAATGATATAGAAAAACTTATAGATGCTAATAATAATGGAGATAGTGATTTTCCATCAGACTTCGAAGATGCATATAGTGGAATAGATGGATCAGTCATTCCTTCTTTAATAAATAATATTTCTGATATAGAAACTAAATTAAAGAATTTAGCAATAAATATAAAATTTATAAACTATGGTGATCCTAATATAACTTTACAAGATGCTAAAGAAATAGATGATAGTTATATAAATAGAATGAGATTATATGAAAGAAAAGATAATGGTGGTAAAATAAATTATCTTACAATATCTTTTGATGCTACATTAAATAAATGTATTTCATATAGTGTATATCAAGATAACAAGAGTGCAATTAAATGTGCTAAAGTAATAGATAGTCATGATTATGAAGAATCGCAAGCTACATATAATGATTTAGATTTATTAACAGATATGTTTAATAAAATAGAAGATATGTTAGATACTCGTTCTAGAGGATATATGCGTAATGAAGAACTGGAAATTATGCAGAAATCCTTATATAATTATTACGAGAAAAGAAAACTATTAAATGATACTTATAATTTATATAGAAATAATCCAGAATCTAAATTATTAGGAAGAAAAGTTACAGAATATTCTAATGACGTAAATGATGCTATTAAAAATGTAAGTAGAGTGTTATTATATAATCAGAATTATCTTAATCATATATCTGAACTTGAAAAACAGAAATATGAATTACAGAATATCGCTAAAACAGCAAAAAGTACAGCTGTAGGTACTTATTCTGCTACAAAAACAACTAAAACTAAAACTTCTACTGATAAGAATACTGCTGCTACAACGAAAAATAGCACTAAAACAACAAGTAAAATAAAAGCTAAAAATACTAAAACTAACAGTAAAAGACATAAATAAATTAAAACTTAAAAAATAAAGTAGCAATAAACAACATTTTGTAGTATATTATATTATGAATGTGATTTAAAAAGGCGAGATTATGAATAAATTAAAACTATTTGTTGCAAAAAACTTTTTTAAAGAACTAATGCCTTCGGATGCATCTGGTAGTTCTGGTGGAGCTACTGGTAGAGAATTGGCAAGTGAGATACTAGGTCGTATCGTATATAAAAGTAATAACGATACTGATTTTGAAGATCCTAGTTTCGAACTTACTGAATTACAAGATGCATATAATAAAGATTCTTATATAAGACAAGGCGTAGATAAATATATAGACCAAATCTTTAAAGAAGGTTATCAATTTTATGGAACTGATACTAATACAGTTGACTATTTAAAACAAAGATTAGCTTTTATAGCTGAAGCTACATCTACTCCTACTAGTCAATTCTTAATGGATATTGCAGAAGATGTAGTAAAATATGCTAACTGTATGGTAGTCAAAGCTAGGTCAAATGATCCTAACTGTTTTCCTCAAGGAATTAATGTACAAGGTCTTTATGGTAAAGACCCTGTTGCTGGTTACTTCTGTGCTAATGCTACTGTAACTAAATGTAAGCGTGATGATTACGGTACAGTTACAGAATGGCAACAAGAAACTGATAAAGGAAAGCAAACCTTCCCACCAGAAGATGTAGTACACTTCTATTATAAGAGAGAAAAAGGTAATGCTTATGGAACTAGCTTCTTAGTACCAGTTATTCCAGACGTTAAAGCTTTAAGAAGAGCTGAAGAAAATGTTCTTAAGATGATGTATAGAAATATTTATCCTTTCTATCATGTAACCGTAGGAACAGAAGAAGCTACAGGTACTTCTAAAGAAGTAGATGATCTTGAAGCAAACATTTCGGATATGGATGTTGAAGCTATGCTTGTTACAACCGAAAGGGTAGCAATAAAGCCTATAGCTTCCGATAAAGTAATAGATGCTGATCCTTATCTTAAATATATGGAATCGAGAGTATTTTCTGGTCTTGGTATTCCAGAGATTATGTTTGGTAGAGGAAATACTGCGAATCGTTCTACTGGAGACAATATGACTTCTGAAATGGCAGATAGAATTAGAGCTATTCAGAGAGTTATTGAAACGTTCTTTAATGAATTTATTATTAAAGAACTTCTAATGGAAGGTGGATATGATCCTATATTAAATCCAGACCAGAAAGTAGAATTTAAATTTAATGATAATGATGTAGATGTTGAAATTAAAAAACAAGTACACGCTATCTATAAATACGAACATTCTGCTATTACTGAAGACGAAATGAGAGAAGAAATTGGTATGGATCCTATTCCAGATAGCGATAGAGAGAAAATGTTCGTTGAAATTGTTACTAGAGAAACTGCTAGACAGAATGCTGCTAATAGTAATAATGGAGAAAATGGAACTGGAGAAACTAATAATAAAGAAAAGAATAAAGGTCCTACTTCTACTAAAAAACAGTCAACTAAAAAGGATAGTATTTCTTCAAGTTCAATAGGTTTAATTAAAGACTCTATTGATATCTTATATGATTCTTTAGATGTATATTTAAGAACATGTTGTGATAATAAATCTGAGATTAAACAAACAGATTTAATTAAATACATAACTAATTGTTCTCAAGAAATTATAGTAATAATTTCTCAAGATAAAGACAATACTAAACGTATTGAAAACAAATTAACTAAACTTACAACTGATTTAATTAACGGAATAAATAATGATTTGATAGGCTTTGATATATATAATCCTACAAATATTATAGATTCTATTAATGTTAGAATTGACATTTTCAAGGATTTGCTTGTAAAATATTTAATAGAATAATAGAAAGGAGAACAATATCATATGTCTAGTGAATATATCCAAGTTAAAGATGCTAACGGAAAAGATATAAATATAAATGTTTCTAAAATATGTGATATTAATGGAGACAATAATAATGTTAGCAGCTCTATTAAGGATTCCGTTCTAAAAAATAGAATCAACTTTGAACATGAAGTTCAAATAGTGGATTCTAATGGCAAAGCATTAGATTCTATCAAGTTGTTACAAGACTTAAGTAATAAGTCAACTAATATCGTAGCGCTTGATGTAGAAATGGAAGCTACTCATTCTGGTAAAAATCATAATTACTGTATTTATTATGAAGACAGTATGGAAAAAGATGCAGAATCTTTTATGAATCCATTTCATAAACCAATGCTTAAGAACCATGACGATCATTCGGAACCGCTTGGTAGAATAATCAGTTCTTGTACTGGTCCATCTCAACTAACTGATGAAAGATCAGCAATACATCTTACTGCAAGAGTAACAGACCAAGATGCTATTCCAAAATTCTTAGATAAGAGATATGGAACAGTCAGTATTGGTGGTTCGATGGGAACAGTTACTTGTAACATCTGCGGTAAAACTATTCTTAAAGATGGTAAATTTCATTTCTGTGGTCATTGGAAGGGTGAAACCTATAAAGACCAAGTCTGCTATTGGGGAGCAAGAGATATTGAATATCATGAAGTATCTGTTGTAAATAATCCAGCAGATGATTTTGCCCAGATAATGAAAGTTACAGTCCTAACGGACAAAGATACACAAGATAATCAAACAAAGGAGGAAAGTTCAATGTCAGGATCTGATTCTATGGAAACTAATGTTGACGAAATTATCGATCAAGCATTAGGAACTAAACCTGTAGAAGAAGCTAAGGATGCTGTTAAAAATGTAGCAGATCAAGATAATACTGATACAGCTACTGAAGAAACAGAAGCTTCAGAAGGTACTACTTCAGAGAATGTTACTGAAGAAGGAACTACTGAAGAAGAACCTGCTTCTACAGAAGAGGCTTCTAATGGAGAAGCTACAGAAGAATCTACTTCTACAGAAGACACTAGCGAAAAAGATGCTAGAATCTCTGAGCTTGAAAAGGAATTGGCAGATGCCAAATCTAAAATTGAGCAACTTGAAACAGATGCTATTGATGCTCAATCTCAAATTGATACTCTTACTCAATCAATTGAAGATGCTAGAGCTGAAGCTACTAACTACAAACAGCGTTGTGTAACTCTTGCTACTGCTAATAAACAAGCAATTGTAGACGGTATTGTTTCAAAAGAAAGCTTCGAAAGCGAAGACGCTAAAGAAGAAAGAGTTAAAGATTTAATGATTAAATCTATGAAGGAACTAAAAACTATTAGTTCTGACATGCAACAACAAGGAGTACAAAGAACAACTGCTTCAGTTGCTAATCCTTGTTTAGCAGTTAATGATCCAGCAAGTAACGGTAATGATAATATTACCGATACTAATAAAAACCAAAAAACAGACAACCATATTGTAACAGTAGATGATGCTGCTCAAGAAGTAATTAAAAGGTTGTTTAAGTAAAACCAAAAGGAGGAAATAGTTCATGGCACTTTTTAGAGGTTATCAAAACCAACAGGGTTCTCGTTCTAATACTGCTTTAGTTCGTTCTGGTCATATGTCACCAGCAGAGAAGTGGTTACTTGACCCTGCATTCAAAGATGCTGATATGAGTAGCGTATTTAAAGATGGTGTGCTGTTCAATTATCAGTATGGTGGTCCTGGTATGGATGAAGTTGTTATCCCTAAAGGACGTATGGTAGGTGTTGCACCTTCCGTTAAAGATTTCGTATCAAAGAAATATCTTGCTACAATTACATTACCTGGTCTTGCGACTTCTGGTAATACAATTGGTATGGCACCTTATAACTTTACTAAAGATTGGTTCCAGATGGATCGTTTCGGTGGAAACCAGCCTTCTGTTATCACTCTTGATTATGTAGAATTGCCATATATGCCAGGATTTACTGCTAATTCTAACTTTACTAAAGCTGGAGTTTTAGCAGAGGAACAAATGATTTCTATCGATAATAGAATGCCTTGGGGCGCTGTTATTGGTGAAGCTCAGAATGGAGATTACTTAAAAGCTACTCCATCTGGCCGTTTAACAAAGTGGGTTGCAGAAACAGACGCTCCACATCTTATTGTTGGTCAAGTTCTTGCTTCTGATCTTAATGCTGAGCCTACTGGTTGGCTTAAGTGGATGTTATGGGAAGAACAGTATAAGCATGAAGATGATATGTTCTTAAATCGTTCTGGAGTTTCTAACCTTCCTTCTGATGAAGGTTATCCTTATGATCCTACATATACAGATGGTAATACAATCTTCCAGAATTATCAGTCACAACTCGTTCACAATCCTACTGGTATTATCGGACTTCATGATGGTTCAGGTAACTATGACGGATTTGGTAAGAACGATACCGAATATACTGATATTAATCTTGGTGTTATTGCTGTTGGTACAGCTAAAGATACTCTTGTACAGTTCCAGGCAAAAGACTTTGCAGGTGGAGCACTCAAGAACTTAGCTGAAGTTACTAACGTTAAGATTAATGGTACAGCAGTTGCTGCTGCTAATATTACAGTAAGCAATGAGAAGGGCTTAATTACAATTAAGGTTCCTGCTGCTGTAACTGGTTCAGATGCAACTGTAACTGCTACATATAAGGCTAAGCACTATGGAACACCTTCATGGGCTGATTTCAAGGGTGTACAAGGCGCTATGTATGTATTGCTTAAGAAATAATAAACATTGTACTACTAGCCTACTATTAAGTAGGCTAGTAAAAATGATAATTAAGGAGGAAAAATATAATGGCATTAACTAACATTATGGATAATATGACTCAGGCTAATGCTAAAATCCAGGACGAACTTCAAAAGAAGTTAAAGAATGGACAGTTTTTAACTGATGCAGAGCTTGATCAGTATCAACTCACTGAGGATGATATTAAGATTCAAGAAGCTTGGACTAAGACATTAGATGGTCAAACAGTACCAGGTTTTAGCTTTAAAGACTTCTTAGCAAGTCCTTCAGCTAAGGTTCTTATTCCTAGAGTTATTATTGGAACTATGAGACAAGCAGCAGATCCTGTATATCTTGCTTCAAAGTTCTATAAGAAAATTCGTTTACAGAACGGTTCAGCAGTTCTCTTCCCTTCAATCGGTGTTATGAGAGCTCATGATGTTGCCGAAGGTCAGGAAATCCCAGAGGAGACCGTAGACTGGCAGCTTCACAAGAACTCAATGATTCATGTAGGAAAGTCTGGTGTTCGTATCCAGTATTCTGATGAATTAAAGAGTGATCTTGAGTTTGACCTTGTATCTGTATTACTTCAAGAGGCTGGTCGTGCAATGGCTCGTCTTAAAGAAGAAAAGGCATTCAATGAATGGCTTCGTCATGGTTGGACTGTATTTGATAACAAAGTTAAAACAGTTCCTGGCTATGAGCATGCTGGTACTACTGGTGTTGATTTTGATGGAGTAGAAAATGATACTCTTTCAATTGACGATTTACTTGACCTTATCATTGCTGTTTACAACAATGAGTATGTTCCTACAGATCTTATCATGCATCCACTTGTATGGTCTGTATTTGCTAAGAACGGACTTACTGGTGCTCTTACAGCTCCTTATGATAGAGATATCAAGAGAGAAATGCCTAATGCAAGCTTTAAGCTTGGTCCTGAGAGCATTCAGGGTAGATTACCATTTGCATTCAAAGTTAATCTTAGCCCATTTGCTCCTATTGATGTTTACGATAAGACATTCGATTTGTTCTGTGTAGATAGAAACAATGTTGGTGTTGAAATCGTTAAAGATACTCTTAAGACAGAAGAGTTCCGTGATCCTTCTCGTGACCTTAACAACGTTAAAGTTATTGAGCGTTATGGTTTTGGTACTTACAATGAAGGTCGTGCAATCTGCTCTGCTAAGAATATCAGCATGGCTAAGTCTTACGCTACTCCAGAGCGTGTTTACACTCTTACAAGAGAAACCGAAGGCGATTAATATATAAACAGGAGGAAGACATAATGACATTACAATTAAACTTTAGTAAACCTGATAATTATGCTTTCTTCTGTCCTGTTTCTAAAGTACATTTAACTAGGAGTAATCCTATTGCTACTACCGATAGGCTTACTCCTAATATTAAAAAAGCTTTAAGGTCAAAATCTATCTTAGATATTACTGAAAAAACTGATAGTAACGCAGGACAGAAAGCTGAAGAAACTAAAAAAGTAAAAGAAGAGCCTATTCCAGTTAAAGAAGAAGCTACTGAAGATAAAAAAGTAGCTGATGAGGTTAAAGAAGATACTAAAAAAGAAGACACTAAAGAACCTAAGAAAAGAGGAAGAAAAAGCTCTAGCGACAAATAAATAAGGAGCGAGACATATGAATAATCTAAATGAAACAGTTGGTTTAAGAGTATTATCTGTGTCTCCTTCACACTTAGAGAGTAACGTCAATGTGAATAGCACCATTGACGTTACTTTTAGTTCTGATATAAATCCTTCTACTTTAGCTAAAAACATAGTAGTATTTGAAGATTATAATAAAGTTTACAAAAACGCTAATAGTTTAAAAGATTATTCTAAATATTCTGTTGTAAAAGGTTCTATAAGTTATGATAATAAAGTTTTAACATACACTCCTGAAAAACCTTTTAACCCTAATAGTTCTTACATTCTTGTATTAAATGATAAGATATCAGATATAGTAGGAAATACATTAATTAAAAAAACTATTAATGTTTTCTATACTGAAAAAGAAGCTAGTTATGGTAGATGTGAAATAACATCTCCAAAGTATGGTTATATAACAAGTGAGATTCCTACTATAACATGGGTTAATCAGAAATCTCCTTCTTATGTTTTTCAGATATCTAAAACTAATTCCTTTGAGGTTTTATTATTAAACGAAGTAATACCTGGCAACGAATACGAAGAAGAAATATCTTATACTCCTAACTTTAATGCTAAAGAAGGAATGTATTTTATTAGAGTAAAAAGTGAAAATGGAGAATGGAGTGACACTCACCAAATCTTTATAAAACCTATAACTGATGCCGTTATAGCAGAAGAAGATACCCCTGAAATGTTAGCTTTTGAAGATTTCTTTGATAATATATTAGATCCAGTAGAAGTTTTAGAATACTTCCCTGCACCAAATAGTATAAATAATTCATTGAAAACTAATATTATATATATTAAAATAAAAGGGAAGTTAGATGAATCAAGAGTTAACTTTGATGATAGTTATATATATGGTGAATCTTTAGACGAGGACCATGAAGAATACTCTCATGAAGAGATAACAGGATCTTGGTCTATTGTATATGATTCTTATTATGATGTTACTTATATAATCTTTACACCAGATTTATTAAATCCAGAAGAAGAACCAGAAGAAGAGAATAATCAAGAAGAAGAAAATAATGAAAGTGTAAATGACAATACTGAACAAACTGAACCAGGAACAAATAATAACGAAAATACAGAAAATACTGAAGAAGAACTTATAGAATCAGGAGAATAATAATGGGATTTCATGTTGTTTATGTAGCTGGTGGAGAATTAGATAAAGTAAAAAGAGTAGAGTATGTAAAAGAAATTAAGAACTTTGCTCAGCTCCCTCAGCCTTATAATAAAATGGTTATGATGAATGTTCCTGCAATAGAAGGTGTATACGATTTAGATTGGGAAAGTCCTGCTGAAGATATGGAATTACTATCATTAGTAGTTACATGTTCAGGTTATGGTGAAAATGATTACTATAATTTATATGTAAACAACGAACGCTGGTTTGATACTTGGTTTCCTACAGAAGTTAAAGAAGGTCTTTATATAGGTAGTGCTGCCTATGTATATAAACTAGAACCTCAATCCAAATTTAAACTTAAATTTGTAAATATGAGTGGAACTTCTAAAAAAGTATGGTTAGGTATTAGAATGCTACGAGAAAGAAAAACTGAAGAATTATTAGATGTGGACATACTAGATCCTGAAGTACTTGCAGAACCAGAAAGTGAATATGGTATAAACGGTAACTATTACGAAGAACTAAATGACAACACGACCGATCATACGGTATAACTAATATAGCGAAACTAATCTTATAATCGTATATTATAATATATAAAGAAATTCTTTAAAGGAGGTAAAAACAATGGCTAAAAATAGTGCTAATAAATATAGGAAATTTAGATACTATGAAGGCGTTTGCTCTTCTGGTGATTTCTTAAAAGAATTAGCTAAAGTCCTATCTCTTGGCGTAAAAAATGATTCTATCAAAGATGATGATGGAAACTTAGTACAAGGTAGCCCTATCAGAGATTTAAACTGGGATATAGTTTATCCTTTAGTTGATAGAAATTTTGACCCTGGTAATGGCGACATTAAATTAGACACGAGAGATAATTATAATGTCGGTGTGCAAATGCTTGAAGCAGATAAATACATCGAAAAGTTAAATAACCAGATTAATCAAATTACTGATAAAGTAGTATTAAGAACAACTTCTACTTTAAAAGAGATTTCAGAAGATACTATTGATGATCTTTCTGTATCTGGTGATTCTGAAATGGCTCAGCATACTATGTATGTTGAATTTGTTAAACCTAAATATCTTGCTAATCCAGAAGATTATCCTTTGGACGTAGAAGAATATGGTATTACTCCTCAATGTATTACTAAAGAAATGTATAAAAATGCATTAACTTCTAAAATTCCAGTAGTATATACTCTTTCTAATCTTTTAGAAGAAGGATATAACCCGCTTAGCAGTACAACGAAAACTTTTATTACTAAAGAAACACAAAAAGAATATGTTGATAGATTATCTAATGCTTATGCAAAAGATGAATTATTTGGTGACGGTGGAGTTCTTGAAAATTTACAAAGTATTCTTGGAGTAACCAATCTTTACGATGTATTTCCTATTCCTATTCCGAATAGTAGAACTACTCAAGTGTTCTTAAATAAAACTCAGTTAAATACATTAAAATATATAACTCCTGATTTATATGAGTTTATTTGTAATATTTGTGGTTTAAAATATTCTTTTACAGAAAAAGATTATGATGCTATTAACGATATGACTCTTAAAGTAACATTATATGGAGATTCAGATTACTATGTTACTTTAACATATGAAAAAGAAGTCACAATTTATACTTTAAATTCAGGAACAGAATTTGATGTTAAAAAAGAATTTGAACATAATGGCATAAGTGAAATAAAACTAGAATTATATTCAGAGGGCAGGTATGTACCTATTCCTAAAAAATATATTTCTGGCACTACGATTAATGAAACTGATGCAAAACTTACTATGTCGTCAGATAAAGCATTCAAATTCTGTCCAGAAAAAGTAGTAGATGAAAACATAAATTATGGAGAAGTAGTCATAAGATTTAATTATAAGAATGATTTTGTTTTCGATGGTTTAGAATCTTTCTCGATTACAGATTCTGTAGAAATAGAGAATAATCATTACTGTATAGTAAGAATGTTTGATAATCCTAATACTGACTTTAGTGGTCCAGATCCAAATATAATAGATTCTAATGGTAATGTTACTACTACTAATTCACATGCTTCTCCTTGGTCTAAATTATCTTGGTATCAAGATTTTGAAGAAATTGCTATAGACTCTATTGACGAAGATTCTGGAAATTCTTCAATTAGTGATGGTAATGTAACAGTTCCATTAATTACACCTGGATTAACAAGTGATACTAGAATTTCTTACTGGATTAATACCAATAATGATAGATTTTCATTAATTGTAATGGGTAACCCAGCGCTTGATTATACTAGAGAAAGACACTTAATCTCAAGCTGTTATATTGGTACAATAGATTCTTTTGAAAACTCTATTAACGATGTATCTGGTAACTTTGCTTTATATACATCGTCAAGCACTGTTCCTTGTAAAACAGTTATTGAACCATACGATACATATTATCATATGAATAGAGATTTCAATAATGATTTATATGTAACAAGTAATCCAAAAAGAGAAGCTAACGTTGAAACTTATAAACGTAACAGTGAATTAATTAATGGTGCTTATGAAGTATTAAAGGCTTCTAGTAACGGTTTTGATGTTTATTATGTATCATTACCTAATAATATCTTCTTTATAGAAGATGAAATTCCAAGGTATATGATTCTTGATAAAGATGATAATCCTATCTTACTTAGAGGAACATCAGAAGATGCAGAAGATGCTGTATTCTATGATACAGTAGCATATAGAAGATTTAACTTTAGTTCAACAGATGATAAACCTAGAACTGTAGAATTATATGTTAATCCTCTTCCAAGTAACGCTAAGAAGATATTATTTAACTTCGGTTATTATGAAGAAAGATTTACAATTACTTCTGGTATTACTAAAGATGCATTTGGTAACGTTCTTGAAGTTGCAAATGTAGACGATTATGGTATTAATACTTCTGATGGTACATTAAGTGTATCTATGTATCATACTAGATCAAAAGCTTATTATCAGAAGCACCATTTCTTATTTGCTACTACAGAAGAATTTATGAGTAAAGTTCTTTATGGTAAATCTAGTTATACTGGAGAATACTATGCAGATAGAGTTAAAATTACTCATGGTAATGATGGTCCTAGAGGAATGCTTAGTGATGTTCTTGTTATTGATAATAGTTCATTATATCCTAAAGATGAACTTGTTATCAATAAAGACTTTAGTAAGGCAGAAGACGAATTGGAAGAAACATTTATGTACTTCCCTGTAACTGCTCCTTATTCTCCTTTAGCAGATGGACCTAATGCAAGATATGGATTTGCTTTAAAGAAAGCAGAAAAAGAACCTTCTTATGCTGATGACGAAAAGATATTAGATATTGCTGAAAGCGAATTAAATGTAAGAATGGGTAATATCCGTGTTGTTAAGAACCCAGTTAAACTTCCTCAACAAACAGATAATGGATGCAATATCTATTGGAGCGTTGTAACTGGAGAAGATAAAAACTGGATTGAAGATAAAGATAATATAGCTTCTAGTCAGATTGAAATTAAATACCCTGGTGGAGCTACTAAGAAATTTATCGGAAGAAAGTACGCTGCTAACAATGTTGATATCGTAGTAGATGGATTTGAACAAGGTAATGGAGTAGAATCTATGCCTAATAAGATTAATGTTACTACTGTAGCTAAAGGAAGTAATAAAACTGTAGATTTTAAATCAGAAATTGATATTTCTGTAACAGAATTTACTCCTAACTCAAGCATCAATAAAGTCTTCTATGGATATAGTGACAGTGAAATAAGAACATTAAGAGGTGGAACTGTTTTAACAAGTATTATTGATGATGGTACTAATGAAGAAGATAGATATCACGAATATGCTTTTAATGAATTTTATACAGATATTCATGATGAAATATCTCTTGATGGTATTAAAACCGATGATAAGATAAGTAACTTTACACAAGAGATTTATAATGCTCATCCAGATAAATATCTTAATATTTTCTTTACATGTAATTCTGATGAACCAGTATATGAAAATACAGATATTTACAATAAAGAAATCAAGAATTTCATTTCGATTCCATTGCATTATGAACATTCTCTAGACGATAATGATCAATATGCAGTTGGTAAATCGTACTTTGACTTATTACAATATCCTTGCTCAGTAACATTATATACATCTGGAGTTACTGATAATAATGAACAAGGTATTTTGAATAATGGTTCTCTTTATAATCGTGTTGTTTACGATTATCAAGAATATAACACAGGATTAAGCTTTAATACTCAGAATATGAGCGGAGCAATTAGAATTTTACAGACACATTATACAGAGAATGTTGAACTTACAAATAATGGTTCTGGGGGTACTGTGGAGTCTAGATATGTTCTTGATGATATTTATGTAAATATTAATGCTAGATAATATAAACAAAAAATCCATCATCCTATAAATAATATAGGATGATGGAACATTATTGTAAAAGGAGGATAAACATGAGTTACATATTAAGACCTAACAATAGAAAAAGAATATCTGGTAGTACAATAAAAGCTAAAATAGTATCACCAGATAAAAAAATGTCATCATCTGTAGAATATCCTGTTCAAGTACAAGTACAAACATTATCAGATAGAGAATGTGTTATTCGTGATATGCAACAGATGGACGCTATATTAAGTGGTGTAAATGATTGGTCAAATATAACTGAAGAAATTAAAGAATTTCAAACAGCTCTGACCTCTGCCACTAATGGATCAAGAATTATTCTTGATGGTTTCCAGCCATATAAAGATGGTAACGGAGATGAAATTATTAATTCTAATGGTGTAGTTCTTAAAAGACCAGCTTACACTGCTGGTACTGATACGGATTTTACTACTATTCTTAGAATTATTGTAAAAAAGAATGAAGAACAAGAAGTATATACTAAAAACATTACTATTCCAGCATATACTGCAGATGAAGTTATTGGTGCAATTAAAACAAGCAATTTTGCTAAAGAATATTGGAACTTAATTAAAAATGCTAATGTTAAATCTACAAATATATTTAGTAGTTTAACAAATATAACTGGAAGCAATATACTACAAAGATATGGAATTGATAAATATTATAATTCTTCTGTAGCTGCTTCAATACCAGTTCTTGAAACAACATATCCTTCTTATTATACAGGTGAAGGTACATTAATTAGTAATACTGGTGCAGTTAATCGTTTAGATGCTAAAACTGTATATGCATTAAAGACCGATCTTCATTATACAGTAGTTGGAGTATCTGGTAGTGAATTAACTGATGAAGAAGCTTTAGCTATTAATGTAAATAAATCTCATTCTAAAAATGAAACTGTAGCATATAGATTAAAATCAAGTGCAAATGCAGAAAATATTATTAAATCAACATTTACGTTGGAAGGATCAACATTACCTTGTGTAATAAGTCAAGATGACATAGGTTTCTTAAGTAATAAAATACAAGTTAGTCATATACAAAGCAATATAACAAAGTCGATGCATTTAGGCTGGTTTATACCAAGTTCTGCAAGAACTGCATATGGAATTGCAAATGACAAAATTATTGATAGCTCTGAATCATCAAAAACTACTATTAGTATTAATACTACAACTTGCAACCCTATTCTTAAAATTCCTAATAGCTTAACATCTTTAATAGATGTTGCCGATGATACATCAAATGCTATACAAGATTTTGAAAACATTGGATACTACTGGAAAACGTTAGACGATAAACAAGGTTTTGTAGATAATATGATATCTGTTAAGGTAATATTAGATCGTGGTTGTGGAATGTATGTTTCTGATACGATGCCAAGTCCAGTTGATGATCTTACTTCACTTACTTCATCTAGTACATTAACATCAGAGTTGGCATTAAAAAATACAGATAATACTAAATATTTGTATCTTGATAAATCAGACTTTACATCACAAATAAAAGGAGTTATTAAAATTACTCTTATACAAAGTTCTCTCGGAGAACCAGTTGATATCAATTTCTATTTTACATTAGCTCCTACAAGCGTATAATAATATAAAAACATAAAAAGGAGAATTCTTATGAACGAATTTATATTATCTTTTGATATGTATAGAGATACTAGTAAATTCTATAAAGAATTCTCCTTTAATTATAGAGATGGTTTTTTACTCAATGAATTCAATATCGTTTATACAATGGGCTATGCTATATTAAAAGTATATACTCAAGATCTTGAATTTATTGATAAGAATGCCAAAGCTTCTAGAATACACGACTTATTTTTACCATTTGATCATATTGAAAATGTAGAAATTAAAGATAATATATTTGTTACTTATACTCAACCTATATATTATATGCCAATAATTAATATTGATAAATTATATAATAACGTTAATATTAAGCAAAATAGTATATATTTAAATTATTTTAGATTTAATAATAAAAGTAAAAACAATTATTTTATATTAAACAATTTAGAAAACAATTTATCATTAAGATATAAACAAGAATATTATGATATGTCTATATTTAATAGTTATTTTATGTTAGATAGAATAAAAGATGATGAACTAGCAATGTTTACTCCTTCTTTTATTTATGGTCGTCGTATATATAGTAACGAACTAAAATACATAAATAAATGGCTTGTATATGATATTATAAATAATGATATACTTAATTTATTTAATGAACAAATAAATATACGCCATGACAAATATTTAAATGAGTTTAATGATCAGATACATGGACAAGCTCATATAAAAATCTTTAATATATTTCAGACAATTAATATGCATCGTGATATTTTTAAGCTAATTAAAAACGAATTTTATAGCTTAAAAAGACGTTTTTATTATCTTGATTCTAATAAACAAATATTATTGAATCCGTTAGATATAAAAAAGGCTAATAAAATAAATTTAAGTGCATTATTCAATAATAAATATACTGATTATAATAAATATTTCTTTGGCTTAGTACATGACAGAAAATACTTAAATAGTTTTGAACAAGTACCAACTTTATATAAAAGACTTAAAAACTCTTATGTAAATTTTAACTTTAATATAAATAAACCAAATAATAAGAATTTTAATTATGCCTCACCAGATAAAAACGATATGACTTTCTATAAAGTATATCCTAATAATTTATATTTAAACTTTACAGCAAGTTATGTTGATAATGCAGACAGAAGAAATTCTCTTGGAGAACTATATTTATATCATGTTGATTTAGAGTCTTCAGGTATAAACAATAAGTATTTAATGTATACAAATAATGTTATAAATCTATCTGGAGAAAAATATAAATACTTAAAATTAAACGATACTTATTTCTTATCAGAAGATAATAATTTACTAAATAATTTTGTTTTATTTAATTTAAAACAAAATAAAACAAATAAAATTAATTTAAATAATAATAATTTTAATTTATTTTATTTTAATAAAAATATTTATGTAAAAGATTTTATTAATCTGAAAAATAATATTATATTACATACTAACTTATATGAATATAATTCTTTAATTAAATATAATGAATCTATAGTTAATTATAACAGTTTCTTTCCAATAGATTTTAGCTTTTATAATAAAAAGTTTAAAATATGGGAACAACCTAATTATCATATAAATAAATTTAGAATATTTGCTAGAGATATATATGACAAAACTGTTTTCTTTCCTATTGATAAATTAATAACCAAAGGAAAATATATACAACAAGCATTTTGGACATATAGTTATGATAAACCTTTGGCTTATCATGATCAAATAAAAAGAATTGATAGTTCGTATAAAAATTTTAAAAGAATACCTACTTTTGAATGGATATCTAGTTTTAATAAATCGATTATAAGACTTAATATTGAATTAGAGAATAATATAGTTAGAAATAATAAAGACATTAATTATATAATGTCTAAAGAAACTATAAATAAATATTATCCTAATTTATATTTAAATAATAATCTTTTATTCGTACCTAAAACTATTAAAGAAATAAAAGAATTAAGTTCTTATATAGATATAATTAAGCAATTATTACCTATAATGAATTCTGAAGATAAAGATGATGTTAACGGTATCATCTTTATAAATAAAATGGATTCTAGAATTTTTAAACAAGATATATTAGATCTTATCAAACAAAAGTATGGAGCTAAAGAACTAATAAAAAATATAATATCTACTAAACTAGAATTAAAAGACTTTGACTTATTCAGTCAAACAAACTTTATATGCGACAAAATAGCTTATAATGTTAATTTTGTAAATATATTAGAATTGAGTGTATTTAAAAAAGCATTTAAAGTTTTTAAAACAGATAATGTATTTGTTTATAAAGTTTCTAAGAATACATATATTAATAACTTTATAAAAGAAATATTTTTATATAAAGTACCATATAGTGTTTCATTAAATAAGAATTTATTCTTAAATAGACTAGAATACGATGTCTTAAATGATAATTGTATAACTATTTTATTTAAAAGCACTTTAGGAATATATCAAGATAAATCTATAAGCGTATATAAAAAACAAAAAGATTTTACTGTTTATAATAATTATTTTATACAAAAAAGCAGTTATATGCTAAATACATTCTTCTCTGAAGAATGGTTAAGTAAATCTAAGCATGTTTTCTTATTCCAAAGTCAACAAATGTTAGATAAAAAGAATGTATCAATTGATATGCTTAATAATTTATCTATAAACAAAGAAAGTTATGACGCTTATTTCGAAAATACTAACATATTTGGACAACCTATTAAAGAAATAAGCGATAACAATTCTGGATTATCTGCAGAATTAATTAAAAAGATAAATATTGCTAATAAAGAAATAAATATAAGAAAAATACAAAATTTAAACATATATGACAATTTATTTATTAATAAACAGCAATATTTATTCGAAATAATACCAGAATTAAAAGAAATAGATAAAGTTGCTAAAGATATTAATCTAGACTTAAACTCAACTACAGAATGGACTTGGACTTATGAAGAAGATGAAGGATTTGACGATCCTTTTACAATAGATGAACTATTATTACCAGAACATGATTCTAGATACGAAGATTTCGAGAACATAATATTTGATAGAGATATTGGTGAACCAAGAAATCCTGTTGAAGTAATAGATAAATATCATTTCATAGCTAAATTACCTAATCATTACCCTATTAAAGATAAAAATGATAATAATGCTTATGAAAATGTAGCAATAGAATATCTTGATGTAAGAACTAATATAATGAGAAAGGTATTTATAGGATTTTATCAGTTATGGCAGAATCATATATTTGAATTCTCAAGAATGACAATAACACAATCTGCTAAAACTATATTAGATTATTTATATACTTGGATACTAATGAAGTTCCCAGAAGAAGATATACCAGAGGCATTAAGAACATTTAGACTTGTAAGATGGTATATAGAAAGATCAATAATAGAATGTTCTGAATATTTAATAGAATATGAACCAGATGATTTAACTTCTGGAACATTTAGTACTACTAAATTAGACATACCAAATGATATGCAACCTGAAGATCCTGATACTCCACCTAATAATACTATGTATATAGATACTAGACTTCATGTACTGCGTAACAATCCAGCTAAATTAGGTAATGATACTTATATTACGTTTTACATAGACAACTACAAAGATACCAGTATATCTTTTAGTTTGCATACAACATCATTAACTAGTATAATATTAAATGGAGAAGAGATAGATAATATTACTCTTTTAACTAAATCTAAATTAGTTTATAATATTCCATATACAGGACATGTAAACGAATTTCAAATAAAAAAGCTTGGAAAATACAATACTGGTAATCTTTTTATAGGAAATATAATTATTCCTGGAATGGGTAAGAACGGTAATCTTAACATAGACTTTAACCCTAAAATACAAGGGAATAGAATGCTAAATAATGTATCAGAGAAAATATTCTCTTATATAAACCTATACGAAGATAACAACGGAATTATACAAGATTTATTAAAAGGTAATATTCATCTTGATGAAGCATATAATAAAATGTTAAAATATTGGGATTTACACCATCAAGATAAATACAAAGGTAAACGATTAACAATAAAAAGAACTTAATATTTATTATATAAAGGAGGAAAATATGCAGACACAATATACTATCTTATACAAATACTTAAACGAAGGAAATGCAATTACTAATGAAGCAGATTATACACCAATGAATGCTTTCTATACAAAAGAAAGTAAAATAAACTTTAATTTAACAAGATTTGATGATCTTTCTTCTGCAGGATACAATCTTACTCTTAATAACTATACAGTAAGTCTTAAAAACCAATTTGTTGAGAAATATAAAAAAGAAGGCGAAGAAGAAAAGTTAACTAGTATGCAAAATGCTTATCTTGATAAAGAAAAGTTTAAAAATCTATATTTATATGATTGTGCCGAATCTATATATTCTAAAGTTTTTATTCCTGAGCAAACTGTTTTGGTTGGAAATTTAAATAATATTTTAGAGTCACAAAGACCTAAAAATGAAAATGATGTTTCAAAACCATTTAAATTCGCAGACGAAAATACAGTATACTTAGATTCTAAATTTACTGAACTTTATGCTAAGGAATATATAACAGAAGAAACAACAATAAATTATAAAAAAGATGGTACAGCTAGTACTGGAAGTTCTCAAAACTATAAAACTATTATAAAAGAAGGTACAAAAACAGCTATTGGTACTGAAAAAACAATAGATGCTACTTCCAATCCTAAATTAGAAGATTACAATATAACAGAAGCAGAATATAAGAGAAGATTTGGTGATAGTACATCTGCTAGTAGTACTTATATAAAACCTATAATAAATGATACAGTTTTCTTAAAAATGACAACGACTGAAGATGACAAAAACAACTATTCTGCTCTTAATAAAACAAGAGCTAATAATCCTAAAGGTAATTTTATTACTAATCTTAGAAGAGATATAGCTAAAGAATTACCATTGAAAGTACAAATAGAAGGAATTGGAGATAACGGCGAAGAGCCTATATTATTTAAAAGTTTAGATACTGTTTCCATAGATGACATAGTTGATAATGAGAAAGCATGGTTTGAAGACAAAACAATAAAAGCCCCAGGTTTATATTCTTTCAATGGAGAAGATTATGTTATAACTAGAGTTATCATGGAGACAGCAATTTCTCAACTTAGAGACGAAAATGGTTTAAGTGCGACATCGATTCTTAAATATAATGATAATGGACAAATTTTAAATATTCCATATTCTTTACCACCGTCAGATGAAAAAGACGTACCAGAAAAAGAAGATATAACTATTAAAAATAGTGAATTTTTTAGCTATTTATTTATAAGTACAAAAGGTACAAATTCAAGTTTACCAAACTTTAAAGATATAAGTAAAATAGGTAATTTAACTGTAGGATTCATGAGTTTAGAATCACCAAATGGTGTATCTTCAATTGGAAATGGAACCATTGATGTCGCTATAAGAATGAAAACTGGTTCTAGTACAGCCACCCCTGAATTTACTAATTGGAAAGATAATTATATCAATATAGCAAATGCAAAAGCTGGTCACAGTATTCCTATTAGTAATACTGCCTTTGCTGGTATGAATAATTTTATAGATAAAGAGAATTATAATTATACTCACATAAGAGAATTTACAACTAGACAACTATGGGCTATTAAACGTGGGTCTAACAAATTTAAAGAATTTTTTACCGAAAGTGAAATGAGTGACGGTACTTGGTACTTTAAATCTAAATATGGCGATACTAGTGGAATTAAAATTGAAAGCTCTAATTTAAAAAATATAACAAAAAACAATTTTATTGCTAAAAGCAAATCTGGCGGATCAGAACCTCCAGCTGCTGATTATAAAAAAATAACTTATTTGAAAAAAAATGTAGAAGTAAGTTATTATGTTCATATTTTTGGAGTTCCTGTATCTACATTAGAAGAAAACGGATTTGATCAAATTTGTAAAACTATAGATATTAAAGGAGCTAATATTTCACAAACTACTTTACCAGATAACGAATATATTAGTGACTCTGCTCCATTCTTTATAAAAGATGTTTATAAAAAAATAGACGAATCACCTTGGATGGTATACTCTCATGAAAAATCTTTACAAGCTGCAGTAAATAAATGTAAAGCTTTAGTAAAGAGAATTGGTATAGATAACGTTAAATTAATTAAAAACATTAATGTAGATAATATAATAGACGTTAATTAAAAAGAAAGGAGTTTTCCTATGAATAAATATATAATATTTTCTCATTATTATGATACTGAAAATAATAGAGTAATAGACGGAGAAAGTTTATGTAATTGGTATAGTATTGATGACAATGTTGAAGATAAAGTTATATCAGATATGGAAACATTATCAGACAACGAACTTAAAACCGTTACTGATTGTCAAGAAACATTATGCTATATTAGCGAAAATGTATCAGATTTAGATAAAAGAAGTCTTGAAGAAAAATATATTTTACCATCATTAAATCCATATAATCCTAAACATAATATGTTCTTTATCTATAAAGGATTTAATAAGAAGAAAATAGAAATTGAGAATAAATATTCAATTAAAGAAATCAATTTAGATATAGCAAATAGAACACTTAAAATAACAATTACAAATACTGATACATCAGAGGATGCTGAAATAGATGGTAATTATATACCATCAGATGGTGATAATGCTAAATACAATGGAAAAGTAAAAAGAAAAAAAGATGATACAGAGTTTTTAGTATCGTGTGATATAGAACATACATCAAGCAGCTCAACTCATACATATAAGTTTAGCAATATAAAAATTGTTAATAACAAAACAAAAGAAGTTATAACGACAACTTTTAAAAATTCTGCTAATGATGAGATTACTGAATTTGAAGGCAGCGTAACAGAACCAAGCAGTACTGATGGAAGTTCAACATTATACACATTAAATGCTACTGCTACTGATGATAGTACTACTTGGAAAGGTAATATACCTATCGTAACTATTAATATAGAATCAACCAATGATTCTATAATGATGTACTGTGATAAAATGGAAAGAGTAAAAATAAACGGTGTATGGTTTTATAAAAACAAAGTATTATCTTTAAAAGATTTAGAAACTAAAGTTAAAAGATTTGTTTCTATTTACGGTAAAGAGAATATACTTATAGGTAAAGAAGTAGACCTAAAAGAATACATTGATTTTGTATAGGAGAGTTATATTATGGCCACTTTAATTAAAGAACATGAAGGACTAATATATGACGAAAGATTTAACGAAAATTCTTTAATATGGTCATTAACTCCTTCTAATATAGATTGTTTAAGATTTAATCCAGATGGATTACATATAATTCATAATAATCATTATATTTCTTATACTATGAAAGAGTTACTTGATACTTATTGTCTAGTAACTCAATTAGACCATGTTCCATTAACTGAAGAAGATATTGGTGGCATAATAATATTATCAGATAATAATACATATGCAGAATGCCAGACTTATTTAGCACAAGCACCTTCTACAATTGATAATGATGGTAAAAATGTTTCGCCTGGTTATGATTTAAGTGCTCGATATACAAGATATAGCTTTGATGACGAAGACGAGTCTGACGAATCAGATTCGTCTTCTTCTAGTGATGCAACAACAGTTATAAACCCTACGACTGGCTTTAAAGACATAGTATATCAATATCTTAAAATGATCAAATATTCTAATAGTTCTCATAAACCTACTTATCAGTTTTTTGCTAGTCCAGATGGATATAATTGGATAGAAGTAGGAAATGTTGATTATGATAATAATAATAACAGTATAGGATTCTTTTTATATGCGACTAATGACGAAGATTTAATGAGAGATGGTAAGTTCTTAGTCAATTATTTTTATATATATGAGAATAAATATTTAACTCTTAATGGAATAAATTATTTACAAGACTTTGAAATATACGAGCCTAATCTAAATAAAATTCTTATGCGTTCTGATACAACGCCTGGAAAAAACTATGTTAATAGATATAAAAATCGTGCTATAATAGATACTACAGGATTAGTTCTGCCAATGAATAATGCAGAATTAAGAATATATCCTAAAAATCACTATGAAGAAACTATATCAAGATTTACTTTAAGTAATTTAACATTTGGTGGAGATATATTTTCCATAACATATGATATACAATTAAGAATAGATAATGAAATAGTTAATAATGGTATAGACTATGAATTAGGAGACCTATTTAATAATAAATATAGACGAAATGTTGTAGTATACAATAACGAAGACTTTGAATTTAGAGATATTAAAGTCTCTATAAAAGCTTTTTCTGAATACTTTAGTGGAGAAGAAGTTGTTCAGATAGCTTTTTATGACCATAGATATTTATTAGAAGCCAATCCTCATGATCAGGATGATAAATACTTAAATGGAGACTTTTACAGTTTATATAACGAAATAGAATTTAGTGATAGTCTAACAATAAGCTCTCTACCTCCTCATAGCGGAGTAGAATTAATTATAAAATTATCTGAAAGACCTAAACAAGAATTTTATTCTGTAGCAAATAAATATAAATTTAAATTATTGATAGAATAAAAGAAAGGTAAATTTATATGGGAGTCAGACTTGTTGTTCATAATTTTTTAATAGATGAAATGGATTTTACTGGCACCCATAATCATGATGAAACAATACATCGTGATTGGGTGGACCAGCACCCTATTTATGCTATATCTGGTTTACAAGAAATATTAAACACAATAGAAACTAGTATTATTAATATATCTAATCTTATAAGAGAAAAAGATATAGATTTAAATAATAAAATAGATACTAATAAAGTTTTATCAGAAAATTATACAGATTCAAAAGTTTTAGCTGAAAGTTTAATAATAAACAATAGAATAGATGAATTAAATACAGTAGATAATGTAGAAGACACAGGTACCATTGATTTATCATACAATACTACTACAAATACATTATCTGCTACATTAAATATATACGAAGATCCAAATGATACTAACTTAATAGTATCTTCTTCCAATGGTTTGTATGCACCTAAAACAGAAATGCTTGAAAGTGATACTGTAAAATGGTCAAGAGAAACTGATGCCACAACTTATACATTAACAAACTTTTACAGTAATTGTTTAAGATTCAGTCATTATAATAATATAAATAATAACAATTATAATCCAGCTATAGCTAACTATTGGACGCTATATAATAATAATTCCATAAGATATACTAGAGATTACAGATATTATACAGATTATGTTTACTCTGGTTTAGTATCAGGAGATTTTTATGATAACTATAAATTCATAACTGAATTTAGACAATATTATACTGATCCTTATAGACCTTTTTATGAATACAAAGTTCATCCAATAGGTATAATTATAGGTCATGTTTTTGATGAATATGGAAATCCTCATACATTATCTGCTGTAATATCAAGAAATAAATCTTATACAGCGTCTGACTTTGGATTTGCTATTATTTATAATTATAGACTACCAGGAGAAGAAATAATAGCTGACTATAACTTAAATAATATAACTAGTGATTCTTGGAGAACAGACTATCATTATAATATCTATGTTAAAAAATACGAAAACAGAGTTACTGTTTCATGTACTTCATTACGAAATACAGCAGTAGTATCTAGTTTAGATGATGCAGAAACTCTTAGTTATGAACATACATTTAATATAGACCTAGACGACTATCATTGGGGACATTACTTTAGAAGAAAGGTAAGATATGGATATTCTTCTTTCTCGCAAGGTTATGTAGAGTTTTTAAATACATATTTTCATAGTAATGATATGTATTCTGTTAAAAACAGATCAGCAAGTGTTAAAATAGACCCTAGTACAGAAAATGCTGTTACAAAAAATACAAATGGTTTATTTGTACAAAAATTTAATATATCACCAGATGCTAATAACGCTTTAACTCAAAAATCTAACGGATATTTCGTACAGAACGCTATGATGATTTCAAGTAAAAGATTAAACGGTCTAGAACAACCTTCTACTAATTACTTTTATGTACATAAATCACATAGTTTTATAGACATAACACAGACATCACATGGATTCTCATTAGGAGATTTTATTTATTACGATAACAGAACTGATAAGTATCAAAAAGCTCTTGCTATAGATGATTGGGATATCAACATAGTTGGAATGGTAAGTTATTTATATAGCGCTGATAAATTTGAATATGTATGTAGTGGATATGTTCCTATAACAGAATTCACAACTGCACATGGATATATACAAGGTATGCCATTATATATTTCAGATACTACTCCAGGTAAAGTTACTCAGGAACAACCTGATATATCTAAAGCTGTAGGTTATCCTGTTGGTAACCAAGGAGTTATAATAAGTATAGAAAGAGGTATGCAATATTATACTTATGGAAATATAGGAGACTTTAAAATATCTGCTAATACCTATAATGTTCGTTCCGATGGATATATTAAAGTAATGGAAGGTATAGAATATAAAGTTAGTCTTGTAAATAATATGCTATTGTTACTAGATGAAGATTTTAAAAATAAATATATTATTATGAACGACGAAAATAATACTATAAGTTTTAAAAATACAGAAGAATTATATATTAACAATAATGTTTCACCAGGCATGAATTTATTTATAAAAGGATTTTAGTATGAATAAAAATCAAACTTTTAATTACAGTTACACAGGTTCTTATCAAACACAAAATTTAACACCAGGAGCATATCAACTTCAAGTCTGGGGTGCAGGTACATATATTGTAAGAGGAGGATGGTCTATTGGCACTTTAAGAATAGATCATAATATTACTTGTTATATATACTGTGGTGGGCAAGGTATAGGGTATAGCTGGAACTCTGGTAATTATTGGCATTATCGTGGTAGGTTCTCAGATTCTGATAGAGGAGGATATAATGGAGGAGGAAGCAACTCTCATAACTCAAGAGGTAGTGATAGTCCAGATGTAAGTAATGCAATATATGCTGGAGCTGGTGGTACTGATATAAGAATAAATGGCACTGGTCTTAATCAAAGAGTTATAGTCGCTGGTGGAGCTGGTGGAAGTTGCGGAGATAAAGGTGGAGTTGGCGGAGGTCTTGAAGGAGGTATTGGTTGTGGTACATACACTGCTGGAGGTGGTACACAAACTTCTGGAGGTCAAGGAGGACATGCTGGTGGAGCATCGAGCGATTATAAAGGTTCAGACGGTTCTTTTGGACAAGGTGGTAATGGATGGAGTGGTGCTGGTAGTTCTTGGCTAAACGCTGGTGGAGGCGGAGGAGGCTGGTATGGTGGAGGCGGTGGTGGAAACCATAACTCTACAAAATATAACGGAGATCAAGATGGATACGGCGGAGGCGGAGGTTCAGGTTTCGTCTTCATGTTATCTAATAAAAATTTATCTGCTTTAGACGCTAAATACTGCCTAATAAATACAAATACAGTATCTGGATGGGGCAACACAGGAGACGGTAAAGCTTCCATAACATGTTTATATACTGGATGTCATTTTACTACTATAAACTGTACAACAAACGATTCTGGAAATAACTTTGATATAAACGAAACAGGAAGAATAATTATAGAGAAAAATAAAAAAATAAATGGTTATGATAAAGTATATAATACTTTAGTATTTAGTTCAGAAAATGTTAGTAACGTTACTATTACATTTAGAGCTTCTTTAAAAGTAAATTCTTTGGAAGATAACACTTTCAGTAATTTTAGTATTACAGAAACAGCTAATTATTATTATATATATTTTAAAATTAATAAATTAAACCTTTCAACATCTTTTGTTTTTGAAGCTATATATAGTGACACACCATTTAAATTAGATAAAAACTCTGATATAAAATATCTTGAAAAAACTGAAAATGTAGGAGTGTTTTTATGATATTTGACGATATTTACTCAATGTGTTTGCATTATTATTTTTCAACAAAATCAGGTGATAAACTTACAGAAACTAATACTATAAATGGTGTTAATATCACTTTTAACATATATAAATTACCAAGCAATTATACATTTTCTTCCAATAATCAAATGAGTACCTTGATGAATCTATGTGGAGCCCCTGGTTATGGACAAGTAATAATTGGAGATTATATAACAGTAAATTCTGGAATTACATTATCTCCTCCTTACAGATGTAAAGGTTTTTATATTTTTTGTAAAAAATTAACTAACAATGGAACAATATCAATGACACATAGAGGTTCAGAAGGATGGGGACAGAACGTATTCTTATGGAAAGACCAATATGTTCCTGCAACTGGTGCAAGTGGTGGAGCATCAAGATATATTTCTGAAAATCAATATAGTGATAATGTTGGTGGTATTTCTGGTTCTTCTGCGCCATATGCCTCTAGAATGACTGGTGGTGGAGGTTCTGGAACATGTGCTTCTGGTAATAAAGCAAGAAACCATACAACTGGTGCTGGTTCTGCTGGTACTTCTTGGTCTGGCGGTCTTGGTGGTGGCGGACTTTGTTGGCCAGGAGGTAGTGGAACTGGTAGTTCTGCAAATACAGTAAGTGGTTGGGGCGGAATTGGTTCTGCTTGGAAGAATGGTAGTAGTGGTGCTGGATGTTATGGTGGTACTGGATGTACTATACATGGATACTCAAGTTATGGTAGTGATTGGGGTGGTAACAAAACCAAAGATAAAAACCCAGTTTATCATTCTACTAATGCACAACCTCCAGCTGGTATGATGTCTATATATGCTAGAAATATATATAACAATAGCTTAACTTCTGTCGGTGGAAATGCAGGAAGTGGTCATTCCTGGTGGACAGCTTTAGGTGGTGGCGGCGGAGGAGGAAGTATAAATTTATTTTACTCCAATTGCGAAAAAGAAGGGAGTATTTCTGTAGCATCTGGATGGGGCGGATCTTGGGGTGGAAGTGGATCGTCTTATTGGTATAGAATTCCTTATTACGATTTAAGTAATGCTTTACTTACTATTCTATTAGAAGGTCCATCTGGAGATTTTAGTAATGCTATTTATAAAAATGAACATATAACATTTGATACATTAACTGACTTTTATAATATCGTACATGATTATGAAATGACATTTAATGAACCAGTATATTTATATGATAGATCAATTTCTACAGTAGAAGATTATTATAATACAACTAATATAAAAATTATAATTAAATATTATAGAAGAACGTTTAACGTTACTGTAACTAATGGATTTTCAAGTAAAAACCCTTATAGATGGGGAGAAATAACAAAAATATATTATAAAAATTCTTCAAATAATCCATTAGTTAAATTTAAAAATTGGAAAACTGATGATGTAGATGTAGAATTACCTATTTCTATTGGTAGAATATGCAATTTTGTTATGCCAATACATAATGTATCTATTTCAGCAGAATTTGAAGACCAAGATAGATTTAATTCAAATATTTATAAAGATATGTTCGAAAAAGAAATATTTGAATTATATGATAGACTCAATAATAAATACTTATTAGATTTATTAACTCAAAAGAATAATACTGTATTCCAAATGAATCATAATTTAGATTTGTATGATTTAGTATATCTAAATGAAAATGGTGTCTATAAAAAAGGTCTTGCTACTGAAGAAAAGTACCAAGTTCTTGGAATAGTATCTGAGATAATAAATGAAAACGAATTTGTATTAACATTATATGGTCCTATAGATTATGATTATAACTTTGAATCTGATTCTGGTATTTTATACTTATCTGATTCAATAGAAGGCGCTTTTTGTTCTTATGAAGATATTACTACTGCTTTTTACACACCTATTGGTTATTATAAAAACAATCAAATAGTTATCAATATACTAGACAGTTCAATAGGAAGAGAATTAAAATTATATCAAGATGAATTATTTAAAGATATAACTTTTAATTATATAACTGAAAATGATATAAACGACATAGTATCAGAAGTAATAAGTAAAGAAAATAGAGTGGACGAAGTAGAACCTGAAACACCAGATGAACCTGAAGAGCCTGAAGAACCAGAAGAAGGTTGATAATATATGAGAAAAAATTATGTTAATTCTGTAATAAAAAGCGATGAATCTTATGAAGAACCTACTATTACTGATTTAAGTCTACTTGGCGCTTCTAATAAAGATGATAGAAAACTAATGATATATGAATTAAATAATGGTTTCAATACAGGTGATGCTTTATATTATGACTATACTTCTGGACATTATAGAAGAGCTATAGCTGTAAATACTATTCTATCAGAAGTCGTTGGTGTCGTTGGAAAAGTAATAGATAAAGACAACTTTGAATTAGTTCTTAAAGGAGATATAGAAACAAATAAATTTGATTTAATACCAGATGATTCTCCTTTATATCTTTCTCCTTTAATAACTGGTAAACTTATACCAAATGAACCAAATAATATAAGTAAAGTTATTGCAATTAAAAAGAAATATGGATTAATAAAAGTAGATATTCAAAGAGGATATAGTTTGATAGATGAAAAAATAGATTCTACCACTTATTCAGATGCTAGATTTTATACTACACAGGAAATAAAAGAAATCACTAATCAAATAATAAGTGATATTTATGATATTGAATACTAAGAGGTATTATTATGATAGATAATGAAATTCCAGTATTAAGAAAAGAAGATTTAATATCTATATTAGAAAGTCTATTTAGGTTTTCTCAACAACCTAAAAATGCCTTTGTAAGAAAAGAAGATGGCTTATATGTATTAGATTTTCATGAAGAGTTTGAAGAACATATAAATAACGATTATATACATCCTACTAAAGAACAAACTGATATCTTAAAAGACTTTAGTTTAGTAGATGATGTATTAAACTATAAAAACGAACCTATTATGCTAAGATTATCTTCTGATACTGGTAACGAATTAGAGATAAGAGCAGATGGTTTATATTTGGCTCCTTTTACAAACAGATTAGATTCTCATATTAACGATAATGTTATACATATAACTAACACAGAAAGAAATACATGGAACGATTCTTATCAGAATGCTTTAAATGATTCTAAACAATACACTGATGACGAATTAGCTAGATTAAATTTTTATGACTTTAATTTTGTAAGTTCTTTACCTATAGATATAAATGTCATAAAACCAAGAACTATTTACTTAACAAAAGAAACTTATCCAGATTCTGGAGAAGAATATTATGTATTTAATTTATATCTAAACGATAATTGGGTAAAATTGAATATAACAAAAGAAACTTATAAATTATTTGCTACATATAAGTATGTAGATGATACTTTTGTAAAAAAGAATGACGATACAGTACATAAACATAATAATAAAGATGTATTAGATAAATTTAGCGAAGATTCTGTTACTAACAGATTATTGTATAATGGTATAGACATATTAGATAATATGCAAATATCTGATGATCCTAATAACTCTATTTTTGTAGGTTCTGATGGTAAATTATTCTCTAAAGACTTAAGTTCAGAATTAGCATCTATTGCGACGCAAGCTAGATTATCAAAAGTTATTTTGTTATATCAAGATTGTAACGAATCTGGTACATATGAATTAGAAGAAAGCATAGATGATTTTAATTTCTTACTAATAAGCTATTATCTTATGCCAGAAGACCCTACTCAACCGCCGTGTGACGCTAAAATGGAAATACTTGATACTGATACTTTAAATGATTTATATACTAGACATATAGATTATATATTGGAACATGATTATGCATTAAGTACATATAATAGTAAAGTAAGATTTAACGAAAATAAAATGCAAGTTACTTATTACAATAGAGTTTGTATTTTTAAAATAATAGGAGTTAGATAATATGTTAAATGCTGGTGGATTAATAAAATTACATTATCATGACAATTTAGAAGTATTAGATTTATTTACTGACGAAAATAATGTATTATATTATCGAGGAGTCCCTTTATTCACTAATATACAATTATCTGAAAGAGAACATAACCATTTAACAGCGGTTGAAGATGGTTTATTTGTAGATGGAACATTCTTAGATAGATTTGATTATCATGATAACGAGTTATATTTTGATGATTTAATCGTATCTCGTGAATATACTAATGAATTAGTAACTGATACTGTTGATGAACTATGGGATCCAGATCCTTATCTACAAATAGGCAAAATTGATCTTACTTACTGGTTTAAACTAGTATTTAATAGCGATAAAGTTAAAACTTACTCTAATGATAGTGATATGGCAATGGATGTTCTTATAGAAAATCCTAATAATCAAGAGCTTAGAGTGATTATAATAGGAGGCGAAGAAACTGTAACAGATTCTGATACTATAAGAGTAATATTATCACCAGATGATCAATTCCAAATAAGAGTAAAGAAACCTGAACCAGAAGACCCTGAAAATCCTGAAGAACCACCTGAAGGATGGGATTTATTAGATACTGATATAGCAATAAGTTTAGAATAATAAGATTGGAGTAACGCTAATATGATAATAAATAATCTAAAATTAGCATTACAACTAAATAATAATTATATTAATAGCGAAATTAATGCTCTTATTGCATATATAAATAATTTTGCAACTAATCAAAAAATACTGCACTATGAAATAGAAAAAAGATTTGATAGTACAGATAGTACAATAGCAACCAATAATGGTAACCTAACATATCAAATAGCTCAGCTTAATACTAATCTTACGAATACAATTAGTGTTCTTCATGATGATTATATTATTCATAAAGAAGATGCTGTTAGACATATAACAGCAGAAGAAAGAACTAAATGGAATAATAGTACTTCTTATCTTGATGGAACTATTAAAGACCATGCAGAAAACACAGTTATTCATGTGACTCAAGCAGATAAAGATTTATGGAATGCTACTTTACAAAATGCTAAGGATTTTGCCCAATCTTTATTTAATAGAATAAATAGTTTTGAAATTGTTAAATGCACTGAATTACCAACTGAAAATATTAGAACAATGACAGTATATTTTCTTCAAATAGATCCTGAACAAAACGACCTATATGAAGAATACATGTATATAGACAGTAAATGGGAAAAAATAGGAAATACTCGTATAGATTTATCAGACTATGCTACTAAATCTATGCTTCAAACAGAAGTCGATGCTCTTAATAATACTATTAGTAATAATAAAAGCGAATTATTAGCTAAGCATAATAATGATGTAAGAGCTTTAGATAACAGAGTTAATACAAATTCTAATAATATTTCTACTCTTCAAACAAATTTATTGGCTCTTTCAAGAGCATTAAATGAAAATACTATAAGTTTATCGAACGATATAGATAACCTTTCTGATAAACATGATAGTGATATTAATGATATTTCTGATAGAATAGACGATTTATATAACGAATTAAATACTAAAGTAAACAATGTTCATACTCATAATAACTTACAAGTATTAGACAATCTTACACAAGACGTAATAGATAATTCTCATACTCATAGTAATAAATCTATACTAGATAAATTTACTCTAAATCCTAAAAATGATTTATTATACGAAGATAAAAAAATCGTTAATGAATTTACAGAACAAGATGTAGAAGTTATTATGAGTTATCTTTGGGATTTAGAATATTATAATATTTTATCTAAAGATAATAAGTATATTTTGACAAAAGACAACAAAGTATTTGTAGCAAAGGAAGATTGATATGAATATAAATGAATTTATAAAATGTCTTCTGGACGCTAATAATGATAAACTAATAGAGACATTTAACAATAGTTTAAATACATTGAATACTTATCTTGGTCAACAAATATCTGCTGCTGTTACTCAATTAAATAACAGAATAGATAATATAAATACTACTTTAACAAATAGAATAAACGGTCTAGAAGTTTCATTAAATCAATATAAAATTGATACTGACGATGCTATAGATTCGTTAAAAGATGATTTAAATGATAACATTAGCGAAATAACAGATAATATAGATGCATTTGGTCTTGAAATGTATAATTATATAGACACTGAATGTAACAATGCCAAAACTTATGCTAAAGACTATACTGATACCAAATTTAATAGTTTGCCAAAGATCTATACAGAATCAGAAATTATAGATATAATAAAAGAAGTATTAAAAGATTACGAACATATTAATCCAGTTGATTCAGATACTAATTTTATTACTAAAGATAGTAAAATATTTGTTACCAAAGATAATAAAATTTTTGTAGCATTTGATATTCAGAAAAATATAAATTTTGTTACTAAAGATAATAAATATTTCTTAACTAAAGATAATAAAATATTTATATCTAATAAAATATTAGAGACTATAAATTTCCTTGCTAAAGACAACAAATACATATATACTAAAGATAATAAAGTATTTATAGCAAGTGAATTTATTAAAGATTCTTTTTTAACAAAGGATAATAAATATATATTAACAAAAGATAGTAAAATATTTATTTATAAGGAGGATTAACAATGGCTGATCAATTTGTCTCGAAATATACTGCTGCTGAAATCGAAGCTATGCTTGATAAAGTTAAACAAGATATGCAAGTTATAACTTATACTCAAGCAGAAATTGAAACATTATTAGGAAAAATTGAAAGTAGTACTATTCCTACGAAGGTAAGTGATCTTAATAATGACAGTAATTTTATTACAAATACTGTAAATAATCTTGTTAATTATTATACAAAAACTGAAACATATACTAAAGCAGAAATAGATAACGCTATTAGTGCAATATCTACTGGCGGTTTTGTTACAGTATCTTCTTTACCAAGTTCAGATATTTCTACTAAAAATATTTATCTTGTTCCTAGTACAGATACTGGTGTAAAGAATTTATATGATGAATATATCAATACAGACGGAACATCAAATGGTTGGGAACTTATTGGTACAACGAAAGTTGACTTAACAAATTATGTAGACACTACTCAATTGTCAAACACATTGGCTAATTATGTAACAGCTACTGCTTTAGCTGGTTATAATTATGTTACCAATGCGACTCTTTCAGATACTTTGTCTACATATGTTACTAATAATAGTTTAACAAGTAAATTAAATGATTATGTTACTTCTACTTCGTTAATTGATACATTAAATAGTTATTATACTAAATCAGAAGTTGATGCTTTATTAGCTGGAAGTTCTGGCGGAGAATCTGAGCCTGAAACTCCTACTCCAAGTCAGGATCCAGAAGAACCTACAGAACCTACTCCAGAATCTGAAGGATAATAATTTAACAACCTACTAAAACGTCTTTGCTAATTTATTAACAAGGGCGTTTTATGGTTTTATATAGTTTTTATCGGTATATTTTATTATAGAAACATATTTAAGGAGGGTTAACTATGCCTGCTAGACCTAAATTTCAATTTAAAATATTAACTGGCGCAAACGAAGCTGCTTGTAAAGCAAAATATGATGCAATACTTGCTCATGATCCATATACTTTCTACTTATTTGATAAAGGTGGTGTCGGATATTTAGGAGATACTCCTTTATTTGTAAGTGATGCTAGTAAATTTAATATGCTAAATACGAATGTTAATTTTAGCGATTTAAGACCAAACAGTTTTTATTTTGTAACAGCAGACTGTCTTATAAAAGACGGTCTTACACCTACTGTAACATCTTATGAAGCTAAGATAGGTTCTATTTGGTTTACCAATGCTTCATCTGTACCTACAGAAGTATCATGGACTTCTTTTAATACAGATATGGCTAGATATATTGCAGCAAGTGCAGTAAAAGCTGCTGATATAACTGATGCAACTTATTCTGGTAATGAAACCAGTGTAATGACTTCTGCAGCTGTAGCTACATTAATTGCAGAAAAAATTAATGCTCAAGCTATTCTTGGTATTTCTTTCTTTAAGAATGTACAAGTAGTTACTCTTAAACCTGCTGACATTGCTTCTAGTCCTAAAGTAGTAACATTTACTGTAGATGGAACTTCTTATACTGCTCCATTATCAGCATCTGATCATGAAGGCGATATTGGTCTTGTATTTCAGTTACAGTACGGCCCAGAATACGATCCTTCTGATAGTGATGGAGATGCATGGGTATTCGTAAACTTACATGGTTTAATCAACTTATATGTCGGTTCTGTAAGTAATACTGCTACTACTACAATAGCAGATGATTCTACAGATCCTTCTGGACATACCAAGAAAGTAACTGTAGAAGTAAATAAATCAACAGATAGCGCATTATATTCTAAAATTTTAACAGCAGCGGATACTATTGCTATTGGAGGAACTTATGATCCTACTGATATTACTGGCGATGGCTTATCTAATAACAAGTTTATAACAGAAAGTCAATTAGCAGATGTAATGGCAAAAGTTTTATCTGAATATGTTAAATATTCGGCTGATTAATTTTTAGAAGTAGGTGGTTAACATGTTAGATCCTAATACAATTCAAATATTAATAACAATTCTAGGTTCTGGTGCTATATTTTCGTTTTTACAATTTCTAATCTCAAGACAAGATACTAAACAAAAAGACAATATAGAAACTAAATTGAAAATAATAAAAGATGATTATGGACACAAAATAGATGAAAGTAGAAAGCTTGCAGAAATGCAACATAAGGAAAACGAAGATAATATAAATAAGATTCTATATCTAATAGAAGGTTTAAACGAAAATGATATTAAAATAAACGAAGCTATTCAAGATCTTGCTAGTAAGCAAGATGCTATAGGAAAAGGTGTTGTTGGACAAGCTCACGATAGATTATTATATATAACAGATAAAATTATTGAAAGAGGAGTTATATCCAATAAAGAAAAATCAAATATAGAATCTATGTATTTTCCTTATTATACTTTAGGTGGAAACGGAGAAGTAAAAAGACAAGTTGATTTTTGTATGAAGCTTCCAGTTGTAACTGATGCAGAAGCTCATAGAATAACATTTGAAAAAGACAGTAAAAAATTATTATCTATAATAAATCAAGAAAATCTTAAAGAAATGGAAGACCAAATAGAAATACGAAAATACGAAAGAGAATTTAAATAAACGAGGTATTAAATATGAAACAATACTCAATAAGTGTACATAAAACAAGTAATACAAATAAAATAATACCAGATCATGATTTGGAAAACCTTGTTAGTATTTTTGTAAATGATGAAATTGCTACTGAGGATGAAGATTATTCTATTAAAGATAATAAAATCGTCTTTAATAGAGAATTAAATGATTCAGATGATCTTAAGATGAATTATAGTTACGATACCAATAAAAATATTATTAGTAAAGGTAAAATAAATAAAAATTCTATATTATCTAGATTTAATTCTGATATAAAACTAAATGAAAACAATAAGTATCGTATAGGTATAGTAATAGACAAAGAGTTATACGAATGGGAATTTAATTCTAAACAGAATCCAATGTTCTCTACAGCTAGACAAGTATTAGAAGATATTGGAGAATTTATAGAAGGTTTTACAGAAGAATATATAAATAATAAGATTTATGATAATAGTTTAGCAGTAATAGACTTAATAGACGAATTAGCGTCTTTAGATACACCAGTTGAAAATGTTACTTATGAAAAAGATGAAGATGGTTTTTATACTACTACTTATAAAGCAGTAAAGAATTGGGTAAGATATAAGACAGATATAGATTTAACACTAGCAAGATATTTTGGAATCTCTTATCATTATGGTTCAGAAATGAAAGAGATAGGAGATATTAAAATAGAAAAATCTACTAAACTTCCATATATAGATAACTTATTAGATTTTCTTAAAAAGCAATGGGATGAAGCAGATAAAGTTATTAGAGGAACGAATGTCGTTAGTTCTGCTGTTAAAGCAGGTACTCAATACAAATACGATGATTGGAATCGTGATACGACATGGTAAGAGGTGTTTAATATGAAAAATATAATGGAAGATTCTCTATTAAAAGGAATGCGAAAAGATGTTGAAAGAGTAATTAAATACGGAAAAAGCTTAGAAAAACATCCATATTTAACTTCTTTAGGTTCAGGTGCCGCTATTTTACCTTTTACTGGTGCATTTATTGGTGGTGTTGCTGGAGGAATTAGCGAAGATGATACTGTTCTTAGCGGAGCGGCAAAAGGCGCATTGATTAATACTGGAATAAATGTGGCAGCTGCAGTGCCTGCTGCTCATTTAATATCAAAAAAGGTTGGTGCTAATAATATTTCTGAAGCAGGAAAACTATTACAAGGAATGGGTCACGATGGACTTGATTTATTAATCAAATAAGATAAGCATAAGGTGATTAACAATGTATAAATTCTCTGATAAAACAAACCAAGAATTTAGAAACGTAAATATAGATTTAAGGCATGAAGCCCAAATTCTCACAGAAGAATTTGGGATTTATGTGTTATATGTACGTCAAAATAAATTTGTTAAATGCAAATGCTTTGATGATCTTAATAAAACTGGTAAATCTAAATGTCCTTATTGCCACGGGTCTGGTTATTTTAATTCTATTCAAATGATACAAGCAATAGAGTCTAGTAATTCTCCTTATTCTTCTAATAATAGTATAGAAAGACTAAAAATAGGAGTTACTGATAAGAAAGAAGAAATATATTATATTAGACAACAGTATAATCCTAAAGAAAGAGACTTTATAATAAAAGTAACATGGGATAAAAATAAAAATCCTGTAGATGTAATAAAAGTATTGGAACTAATAAATATATGGGATACTCGTGGAGATAACGGTAGAACAGAATTCTTTGCTTGTCTTACTAATAATAGAACAGATTTAGTTAATTCCTTTTCTGATACCATTAAGTCTTTACCTAATAAAGCAATTGGAGAATTACTGAAAGGTGGTAAATATATATGGCCGACGGATCTATGTCATTAAACTCTCAACTTAGAACTTTAGTAAAAAATACATTAACAAGTTCCCTTCATGGTAAGAAAATATATTTATTAGGGTCTTCAGAGTATGGTCCTACTAATGAACCTATAAGAATTAAATCGACTGTAGGTTTATATAACAAATTTGGAAAAGAAGGGTCTTTAATAAACGCTTTCCATGAAATTAAATATACTACTAAAAATAATAGTGTATATTTAGTGAAAACAACTGGAAAACACAGTACAGCATATCTAAATGTAAATATATTAGATGGAGAAATAATTAGTAATAGTTTTATATTAACTTCATCTGAGTCTAATGAAATATTTAATGATATATATGTAGAAATAGATATAAATTCTTTAACTATAGTATACCCAAATGATTTAAATATACCAGAAAACAGAATAACCTATAGTTTCGATGAATATAAAACTATAGGTTTGTTAGCTAATGCCATAAATCTTGATGTTAAACATAAAAAAGGATATGTAAATGCTAATTACTCAATAGACTCTAATACTATTACAAAAGATGCTTTTTATGTTTGTAATCCAGACATAGTATACTTATATGGTGGTAGTTGTGGTCTAGGCTATACAAAGAATTTATTGTATTCTTGTTTAGAGGATACATATTCTATGTTAGAATCGTATCCTGTAGATATAATTGTTCCAGTAGATGCTTTTCTTGATGATATTTACCCAGATGACTCTGAAAACGAAGAATATCAATACAATATGAAATATTATCAAACAACTAAGGATTATCTTACTCCAGATACATTTGGTAATCCAAGGTCTTTCATGAATCAATTAATAAATTATTGTATAAATCAGTTGAACTTTGGATTTGTAACTACAGGTATAATTGGATTTAACCCTATAAACAGTTATACAACTGATTATTTATATGAATCAGATGAATTAGCGGACATGTTTAAACATTGCTTAATATATAATAGAAATATATGTGAAAACAAGAATTATAGCTTTTTAGTGTCTGCTGTAGCTGGAGATATAGGATATAATAAAAATACTATTATAGACAATGGTTATTTAGCCTATGCTGCGTTTAATGCTTCTATAGAAATAAATAGTGGAAATACTAATATTCCTATTTCCGATAACCTAAGAATATATAATGAATTTTCTGAAGAAGTATTAGCAGATTTAGCAGAAGAAGGTATTGTAACATTTAGACATAGCCCTTTATTTAATACAGTAGTAGTATATGATGGTATAACTGCAATAGAAAGAAAAGAATCTCCATTAAGATTATACTGTAATGTAAGAATGACACAATTATGTATTTCTTATATAAACGAAATACTACAATTCTTTATAGGATTAGATTTTATTCAGTTAATGGATAATAACACTATAGAAAATTCAATAAATGAAATATTAAATATATTAGTGTCTAAAAATATTATCAATGAATATAGTACTGAACTAGTACCAGACTATAGTAACGGAACTCTAACTGTTAATCTTGATATTTTAACTAATTATATGACTAAATCTGTAAGAATAAGTTCCGTTGTTAATATAAATTCAGAAGAAATTTAAAGAAAGGAGAAGTATTATGGAAGATAAGAGTATCAAAGAACTATTAAATGAACTAGAAGAAGAAACTACTAAAGAAACTGAAAAAGAATTATCTAATAACAAAGGAGATGATTAAATGGCAAAATATACAAACAGTAAACTAGTTAATTACACAAAACTATCACCTTGTAATTCTGGTACTAGACAGAATAATATCTGTAGAATTTCACCTCACTGTGTAGTTGGTCAAGTAAGTGTTGAAAGTTTAGGAAGCATATTTTCTAACAAAGCATATCAAGCTTCTTCTAACTATGGTATTGGTGCAGATGGTAGAGTTGGTATGTATGTAGAAGAAAAGAACAGGTCTTGGTGTACTTCAAGTAAAGATAATGATAATAAAGCTGTTACTATTGAATGTGCATCAGATACTAAATCACCATATGCTTTTAAAACAGTAGTCTATAATAAATTAATCGATTTATGTGTAGATATCTGTAAAAGAAATGGCAAAACTAAATTACTATGGATTCCAGATAAAAATAAAGCATTAGCATATAAACCAAAATCTAATGAAATGTTATTAACAGTTCATAGATGGTTTGCTAATAAAGCTTGTCCTGGAGATTGGATGTATTCAAGAATGGGAGATTTAGCAGAAAAAGTAACTGCTAAGCTTAAAAAGAATGCTAAGAAAGAAGATACTAAAAAAGAAACTAAAGAAGAAAAAGCTGGTGTTAATAAGAAAGTAGATCCTTATTTAGTAAAAATAAACTCTAGTGTATATATCAAAAAGGGCCCTGGTATTTCTTACTTAGATGGGAATAAACTTAAAAAAGGCGAAATATACACTATTGTAGAAGAATATGTAGACTTTAACAAAAATAAATGGGGCAAACTTAAATCTGGTGCTGGCTGGATAGATTTAAGTAAAACAAGCAAGAAATAATTAAAAGAAAAGAGGCTAATATGATAAACTACAATGATATTAAAAACGAAGAAATTTATAATAATTATTTCAAAGACCTTAACGATATAGATAAAGCTTCTCAAGCAATTTTACCATCTAGTAATACTAAAGTCTTTAAAGATAATGGTGGTCGAGTTCATACAAAAGAAACTTCTTTAGGTATAGATCATGAAGCTAGTTATTATAACAAAGCTGATGGAAATATTTCTAATGTAGAAGACCTTGCTATAATCCTTAAAGAACTATGTAATGCTGCTTGGGGTAATGATTGGGGAGAACTGTCTTTAGATATTAAAACTGGAGAAGATAGTTCTAATATAGTCTTACCACAAATACTTGTTGATATTAATACTAGAGATATAACAGAAGGTTTCCCTATAAAACCAATTCTAATGGATATTCAACAAGAAGTAGACGAAAATGGTAATGAAACTGGAGAATCTTATCTTATATATAGACAATGGTTCGATGCTAATATCGAATTCGATATATACGCTCAGAACAGCAAAGAATGTAGAGAACTATTACAAAAATTTGAAGAACTAATAATGGTATACACAGGTTATCTTAAAAGAAAAGGTTTAGCTGAAATATTCTTCTTAAGAGAAATATCTCCAAAAAGTTCTCTAAATTTTAGCGAAAACAGTTCCATGAGATGTATATTGTATTATGTAAGGTTTGAATGTGTAACACCTGTAAAGGTAAGCACAATCAATACAATCAATGCTAAAATAGGTGCTAATCAAGTTACTTCTACAAAAGTTAAGACGTTGCTTAAACAATCAAAAGAAAAAGATATGATTGAATTAGATTTTTTTGATGGAGACAACGAAATAACTTACAAAAATATTTAATAAAGGAGGAAAAATAAATGGCTGTAACAAATTTATATTCTAATCTTCCTGGACATCTTGTTGAGTTCAAGGACGGTGGATTACAGTTAACTTCTACCACGACAGATACTAGCTCTACCAAAAGCTTATTGATTCTTGGTACTGCATTGGACGGTCCTATTAACGAACCTGTTAAGATCGATGCTGTAACTGTTTCTCAAGTGTTCGGTAAAGAAGTAGATGCCGATGGTTATCCTAACGGAACGACTCTTACCAAATATGCTAAACAGGCATTTAAAAATGGTTTTGATGATGTTCGTTGTATGAGAGTTACTGGCTCTCAAGCTTACACTACTATCTATGGTCATGAGACTGTTGGCTATGAAACTGTTTCAGCAGAAATTGATGGAGAAAAAGCTACAGATGGAACTATTATCACTAAAATTATCAATAGTAATTCAGAGATCTTTAAAAAAGACTACTCAGATGGTGCTAGTCCTATCTACGTTATTGATAAAGAAATAATGGATGGTAGTGATAGAATTGATGGTATCTATATCAATGATGGTACTGAGCGTATTATCGGGCTTGGATCTATTTCTGGAGGAGCTTCAGAAGCGACATGGAGCCCATATCATGGTTTCTCTATTGATGCAAATAAGTTTGGTAAACTTAATAAACTTGCATTAAAATGTAAAGCTATTAAGTTTGTAGGATCTGAAGATGTTAAAACCGATACTAGTGCTTACTCTTATACTACAGCAAGCAAATCAGTAACAGAAACGGATGGAGATCTTGATTCTATTGCATTTGAAATTACTTCTATTACTGGTAGTGCTCCTGAATTCTTTAAAGATACAAGCGCTCATGGAACTTTAAATGATAAGCTTCCAGATGTTACTGGTATTGATGATAGTGGTTTTATCGTTAAAATTAATGATACACCTCTTGAAGAAGGAACAGATAAGGATTATACAGGTTCATATTCATATAATGACACTACTAAGACTGGTAAATATACAATTACACCTGTTGCTTCTGGACGAATTAAGTCAGCATATGATGCAGATCCTACAGTAAAAGTATCAATTACATGCTATCCATATGAAGAAGTAACTATCGATGAAGACTTTACTAATGATTTCAATAAATTAGTACCAGATTCTACGTTAGATGTTTCTGAAGCATTAGCTAAGAAAGATGCTGAAATTAAAAATGTAACAGTTGGTACAGATATATTCTTAGCTACTTCACCAGAATTCACAGATAAATTTGAAATTTCTGGTGGAAAGATTAAAGTAATCGATCCAGTTGGCATGACTCCTGGTGCTGTAATTAAAGCATCTTATTCATGGTCAAAAGAAATCGTTTCTGATCTTGAACTTAAGATTAAATCTCAATGGGGTGGATCACTCTATAAAGATGGTAAGGTTCAAGTTAAGAAAATGATTGATGGTACTACCAACTTTACAGTAATTGAGTTTACTGCTCCAAGTGCTAAGGGTGGTAAGAAGTTCTCTTACTCTTCTAAGTACTATACAACAATTGATGACCTTGTACTTGCAATGAAGAACGATACTAACAATGTTAATATGTTCGAAATTGAAATTGTTAAAGGTGAAGGAACGGATGCTTTAGACCTTCTTGTTTCTACTGGCGTATTAGACTTAAACGAAGGTGGAGACGATGGAATTAAAGTTACAAACAATGAAATGTTTGAAGCTCTTTCTGGTGTAAGATATACCGCAGCAGATATCGGTTCTCCAATCTCTGCTTACACTACAGATGTTGTAACATCTGATATGGTTGGATATCTTAAGACTCAGGGTGCTTATCAGATTCTTGAAAACTACAATGTAGATTTCATTTATCCTGCTGGCATTTACGCTGACTCTGTTCAGACTGTAAATCCTAACTCTGACTTCCAGAGAGAATTAGCACTTGTTTGTGCGGTTCTTACTTATAGAACTAAGATGACTCATGGTTTCATTGATGTTAAGCCTAACTCAAATACCACTCTTGTTGGTACAGACGCTTATGTAAATAAGCTTATCAACAGTCATCCTAATATCTATTACATGACAGACTCAGATGGAAATGTTATCTATGACGCAGATAGTAAACCAATGGATATTGGTTGGTA